CGCCTCCTCCACCACCCCCGCCGCCTCCACCGCCTCCACCGCCGCCGCCGCAACCACCGCCGCCAGCTCCGCCGCCACCCCTGTCTCAAGCGGTGGTTGATACCGCAGCGCAGGCAATCGCCGAAAGCATTGGAACAGTTGTCGGTGCCGCTGTCGCCGCGAGTGTGAGTTCAGCTGTTGCGAGCAGCGTCGCATCGTCTGTTGCAGCATCTGCGAGTGTGCCGGCCGCTCCCCCTGTCAGCCTGTTGACCATGATTTCATCTGTTCAAGTGATGAACATGAAAAACACGCTCCCCCAGCCGCCTACCATGGCCGCCATGACGGATATGAATTGGATCAACCTGAACATCGATCCGCCCTTCATGTCGCAAGGAGACAGGACTCGGCGGCGTCTTTTGGCAGTGGCCGGTTCTAGATCTTTGGGTACCGCACTCAATCTTCTGTTCTGGTTCGCGGCAGTCCTTGTGCCCGGATGCATGGTTCATTATGGTATCCATGTGTATCGCGTGCGCAAACATGGCAAAAAAGGGCAACTCGGAGGGCTCATCGGATTCCCTCAGCTGGAGCTTTTCCTCGCCGCCTTTCTTCTTAACTCCTTCGCATCCGCCGCAGCTGCTATGTTTCGCATTGGTACGCCAGGAAGCGTGCTGTTGGGGATCGGGTTGCTGGGCATGCTCCCCATACCATTGGTGCTTGGTTCAGCATTTGTTATTTATAAGTACGTCCTGAAGGAGCGAACTGTGCAGTTTTTTGTCACCCACGCTCTACAAACATGCAACTCACCCGTTAGCTTCATTCGTCGAGGGCTCTTCTCAAACAATTCCGGCACGTGGAAAGGGAACGACGAGATCCTGAACAAATATGGTATGTTCTGGGGTGCCATGCGTGGGCCATTCATGGTCAAGCTCAAAAACGTCAAGTTTGATGACTTTCTGCAAAAGTACGCTTACACCACCATGGCACTAGTAAGAGATGGTACGACCTATATCCGAACCTTTTACCAGCCGTACGTGTATTTAAAGAACGTTTGGGTTGCGTTGGTTCTTGGTGCGATTGCCGGCTCTACCACAGCAAGCCAAGCACAAATCATGCTGCTCCTCTGCACACTGACCGGCCATTTGTGCATCGTGATTGGAGCCGTACCATTTAACAATCCACGCGAGCAGTTTGCCGAAGTCGTGAGCACGGTTGGGGAGCTCGGCACATACGCGGGCGCATGGGCATACACTGTTTATGGTACGGCGCTCTCTGGCTCTGCCATGTTCTACTTTCAAATGATCGCGATTGGCATCCATATTGCGCTTCAAATATGGCTGGTTTTCGATAAGACAGGTGCGCTCTGGGGGGTCGTCGAGCAGCGGTTCTTTATGGATAGCGTGATACGCAAGACGCGACGGAGGTATTTACAGGCCAAGTACGCCAACCGATGGATGAAACGCACATTCGGTCGATCGCTAAAAATAATGCAGGCTCAGCCGCCTCAGTTCGTCAGGTAAATCATACATGTCTTACGTCCTTTTTCTCGAAGTGCGCGGTCGTCGTGCTCCGCCTATGTCTCCTTTATCTCCTTTGGGTCCCGCGTCTTCTTTTTGTGCTGCTGCCGCGTGTAATGACTCAATCGTGTGCAAGATGCGGATGATGTTATCAAAAACGTCGAAATCATCGGAGCCCGCGAAGGAAGACTTTTCAAAATCCATATAGTCTAAGGAACTGTTCGACCAATCGAGGTCTTTGAGGCTATTAAAGATCGCATCAGACGTCGCATCCGTCTTGTGCCCAGCAATATACACAAAGGTGTTAACTATGTAAATACCTGTGAATTTCCGCAATGTGAAATTCAGCGCTAATGTAACGCCAGTTTTTGAAATGTGTACCAACTGATCTGCCAACACACGCAGTACGGACTGAACATTACCACCTTTCATTCCTCGAGTCTTTCGTGAGTGAGTTGTAAGCGACGGCACGACAGCGCGAGACCGTTTCACGTAATCCTGATGTGCACGTATTGCTTCGAATAGCGCCTTTAGTCGAAGTACGATGTTTTCAATATTTGGAGATCGCAAATACCGACATGAGCAAATACAATGGCTCCAAAAGTCGGGTTGGATGAATTCGGCATCTTCGCTCAGTTGAAGAACTAGTTTGGAAATCATGGGAACATTGACTGGTGTAGGTCTTACCGCCGCTGACTTCACCAATTCATACCGATAATTAGCTCTTTTCGGCTTTCGCAACACATATTTCGTCGACGGCACCTCTACTTGGATCCATTCAGTCGCAACGACAGAATACACATCCACAATTCGTTGAACGAGGTTTCGAAATGTCTCAGGTTCTGGAATAGCTTTCCGGAGGGAGCTTGACGTTGAGCGCACCGCAAGCTTGTCCTTCAGAGTCAATCCTTCTTTCCCAAAAATTGCTCGGAGCACATCATCGGGAAGTTGTCTGGTGGGATCCATGCAATTTACAATGTCTGAAGATAAAATGCATGCTTTGTTCATTTTGGAGAATTTCCTTTTATCGGTAGCCCTTGGGCCTGCATCTCTTCTATCAGTGTACGAGTCGGGATGGGCGGAGGCTTCTTTGCATCGGGGCGGCACGGGTGAAAGAGATAATAGAAACACTGTTTCAAAAACACCGAGGGCTCGACCTCATACTTCTCGCGGATCGCGTCCAGTTTGTTGCAGATTGTGTCCGGTGTGACTTCAAGGGCTGCACACGTCTCATCCACATAGTTCCAGAACGGTTTAAGTTTGTGGTACCGCCCCTTCATGGCCTCGATTTTGTCTGCGGGGAAGAGCTTCGACCACTCGATTTTGCCGTGCTCTGCCAAGTACGCTTTGATAGGTGATTCGTCCCAGCAACGGTAGGTGATCAACAGACTCTGTGGGTGCGCGTCTGGAACCATGTACTGTTTGTGGGGTTCATGCGATTCGGTTGCATCCGGATGCCTGTCTCTGTTTTTCACGGAAGCACTTGGTCGAATTTGTGCAGCACTGCCAATGTTTTTGGTGATGAGCTCCACAAGGGACTGCTGGAATGCATTGTTTTTCTGGGTCTGGTCTTCAATGAAAGACACCACTGCTGGGTTCTCTTGTTGCACTTTCCACTGGGTCTCGCGGAGCTGGATGCGCGATTCCTCGGCGCATTTGTAGGCGAGCCAGAGGGGCGATTGGATGGCGGGGTGGCGGTAGGCAGGGAACTCAGGGTACTTGGAAACATGGTTCAGACTGTCCTCCAGGAACACTTTGCGGAGGTATTGGAGCACACGAACGAATTCGAGGGCGGATTTGTCAATCTGATACTTGGTAAAGGCTCGGTTCGCAAGCTCATAGAGGTCGTCCAGGCCAGGAAAAACAAGGCTCTTGAGCTCGGTGGGAATGTCGGCGTCCATGCCTTCCCACCAGCAGAAGAACTTGGTCAGCTTGGGCTCCCATTCGTTGGCACGCAGCATGGGTTTGGTCTTGAAGGAGCCCTTGGCGTACGTGTCCGCCCATACGCCATGCACCCATCCTTGATAAAGGGCAGCGTCAGTGCTGCTGACGCCGCTCTCGAGGAGCTTGCCGAGGACGGTCGGGCGAAAAATATGGGTGACCGCGGTCTTGCTCTCAATGTCGCCAGCTGCAAAGCCTACACGCGTGAGCGTCCGATGATGTGAAGATGACATGGGCGCTATCTTGGATCGCCCCTGAATGAGAGGCAGCTTGTACCAAGATGGAGGATGCGGTTTCGGATGGCACGCCATCGCAGCTTCCAGGTCTTCGCGAATGCTGTGAAGCAGGTTGATTTCGCCAGATAGGTCATTTAGCCATACGAGATAGGCGGCGAGGGCGGAGACTGCACAATGTGTGCGGATACGGTTGCGAATGAGACCAAAGAGGTGTTCTTTATCATATAGAATATCATCTTCCTTGACATCGCGCAGCGAAATGCCCACGACATAGCATGGACAAGGACCGACGGGCTTGAGGTGGTACAAAAAGAGGGTGCGTAGGTCAATATTGCGCACATCGCCGCCGCGGCGTCCCATGCTGTTGTTCAAGAGTGCCGCCAGCAGGGCTTTCATATGTGCCTGCTCGGCGCCCTTGGGTGTTTTGTAAGTGTCCGCGATGCCTTTGCCCAACCACATATTTTCAATCATGGTGTGCAGCTCGGCGTCATGGAGGCGTTTGACATGGAGGGCAGAGGTGGCGGCTGAATCGCATTTGCTGACTTTGGCCGTTTTGAACATGTGGAGGAGCTTCCGCCGGATGGCCTCAATCTCTTCGCACGCATGCAGATCAAAATAATAGCCTTGCCACTCGATCAGCAAATTCAAATGTGGGATCGCAATCTTATAAGAGTTGTAGAGCGTCTTGGCAAGGTTGTCTGATATGTTTTTCATGCGTTTTTCTGTCCGCTCCTCCCATGTTTTCTCGGAGTCGGCGAGGCGATGCTCCAGAAACAGTTTCGCCTTACGTGGGTGATTCAACGCATAATTGGATTCTTGGGAGGCGTCGCACCAATGCACGTACTGGGCGAAAATGGAGAAGCCGCTCAGAATGTGCGACGTCTGCATGCCGCGCGAATTCGAGTAGATGATGTGATTGAGGGTGTCGCGTTTGGTCTTGACACGCTCCATGAGCTCGGGGAGGTTGGCCTGGGACTCTGCGAACCATTTGCAAAAACGAATTCCATCAATTGAAAATAGGGTGGAGGAAATGAGGCGGCTGTGTTCGGACTGGTGGATGGGGCGCGGCCAGTCCGCCGCAAATTGCTTGCGGATGGCTTCCATGTTTGTGATATGTGTTTGACAAAAATGGCTAGGGGATGTGGGCTGACATATGGGTGGTTGTTTGGGCTATGGCGACCGAAACCCTTCGAAAATTATTTAAACATTTGTTATGCATAGTTAACAGGCGCGGTCCTATAGTGTAGTTGGTGATCACGCTGGACTTTGAATCCAGAGACTCGAGTTCAAATCTCGGTGGGACCTCACCTAGTGCAGACGTGGCGGAGTGGTCAACGCGATGCCCTGCTAAGGCATTTCCCTCGGGAGCGCAGGTTCGAATCCTGCCGTCTGCGTCCCAGCGTCTCTGGTCAGAACGCTGCCCTTATCGTCTAGTGGTAAGACGCCTGTCTAGTAAGCAGAAAACCGGAGTTCGATTCTCCGTGGGGGCAACGGACACAATGCGCGTCCATTATTTTTACAAGCCTGTGTGGTTAAGGTTCATTCCACAGATTTTTCCGAAACCCGCCGTCTGCGTCGCATCACATACGCGCGCATGAGTCGGTCATAAGCTGACCGAAGCTGTTCATCTCTCGCTTCGTCTTGAGGAATAATTGGAGTCTTATCCACTGGGTCGGGAGGAGTAAGAATGCATGCGAGGAAATCTTCCGTTTTTTGTTCAGAGTGGAGGATATCCGTTGGAAACCCATAAGTCTCCAGACAAGGCGCGGCGACACTGATGGGGGCTTGTATGATGGTCTCGGCGAGAATGGCTTCCTGATAACCATAGAGCGCAGTACACGACGTGCTCTTACGAGACAAGGGATTATGGGTTATATGTGCAGGGGGTGCATGAAGAATCGTGCCATGTGGCTGGGAGGTTGACTGAGATGATGACAAGGACGAATCGCTTTTTACCCGACGCATATTTTGCGTTTGGAGATTTGTTTTTGTGAACCAAACACCACCTCTTACTTAGTAGAATTGTTTCAATTTTTTAACCTTTATTGGTTTAGAAAACGATGTCAGGCATTTACGCTGACCCAAATACGCGGTTCATAGGGATTGGGACAGCGTTCCCTGTGGATCGTCTAACCGTTGACGGGAATATCGTGCCATCAAGCAATTTGGTCTTTGATTTAGGTTCAAGTTTACTTCGCTGGCGCGATCTTTACTTGAGCGGGAGTACGATTGATCTTGGAGGGACGGTGATCAAACGGGATGCAGCTGGGGGCGGTGGACTCAAAGTTCTTGGCGAAAGCGGGCAAGATGTCGACACCACTGTGCGCAATCTGCAAGCCTCCGGGTACGTGAATATCGCGGGAACAAAATTAGAGCGCCATGTGACGGGGCCGATTATGGTCAAGACAGCAGCAGGCGAAATGGAGAGCGGCATGTTCAAACACGTGTATGTGGATGGAACGGTACGCGCGTCAAATCTGGAGGTGCTTGGGGATTATGTAACGTTGAACACGATCACCAGCAATACGGAACAAATGGTGATTGAAAATAATGGTACGGGGCCAGGTTTGAAAGTCACACAGACGGGGATGCAGCCTATTGCGGATTTCTATGATGACGGCGGGGTGCTGGCGATGAGAATTGCGGACGGTGGAAATGTGGGGATCGGAACACTTGTCCCAAGGTTCAATTTGGATGTAAGTGGAAACATCAACTTTACAGGCACGCTCACTTCGAACCAACAGCCTTATCTTGGTATTGGCGACAGCATTCCAGTGGGCACCATTCTCCCTTATTATTCATCTACATTGACAGATGCATCCTATCTTATTTGTGATGGAGCTACATATAGCCGAGCCAGTTATACAGAGTTGGCCAATGCCCTTGGGGTGAATCCAAGTGCGACGACTTTCACCGTTCCGGATTTGCGAGGCAAGTTCCTCAAGGGGCGTAGCGCTGCGGATGCTGTGGGGGCGACGGGTGGCAGCGCGACAAGTACTCTGGTGGAGGCGAATATGCCGGCGCATAGTCATAGCGGGACGACGGTAGGCGCTGGCAGTCATCGGCACGATTTAGATGTAATTGATGTGAGATATGGCGGAAATTACTCATATCAATATTTATCGGGATGGACGCACGGCGATATCAAAGAGGCTACATACACAGGAACAAAACCAAGGACTCTGACCGAACCTAACCACACCCACACATTCACTACCGACTCAAAAGGCAGCGGCGAATCATTCAGCATCCTACCCCCATACAACGTCGTCATCTACGTCATCAAGGCAAAAAACAATCAATACGTCACCCCGGTACGCGACGGCGATTACTGGACAAATGTGAATAATACGGTGTTTTATCAAAGCGGAAATGTGGGGATAGGGACGACGGCGCCTCGGCAATTGTTAGAGGTGAATGGAAACGCTGTGGTAGGAGGGAATGTGGGGGTGGGGACGGCGGCTCCAACGGCGGCGCTTCATGTTCGTCCCAATTCTACAACGACTGGTGTCATTATTGATCAAGTCGGTACAGGAAGCATTATAGATGTTCGGGATGGGGGTGTGAGTAAGGTAGTGGTAGATGGAAATGGCAATATGGGGATAGGGACGACGAATCCAAAATCAAAAATTGAAATATTTGGTTCAGGTGATACCCTTATCCTTCGAAATACAACAAATGCTTATCAAGGTGGTTCATCATCTATTGTTTTTAAAAATAATCACACAACGGATCAGTATCCACTCGCACAAATTCAAGCAATTGATTCTCAAACAGTAGGTAATGGAACTTTCAAAGGTGACTTAATCTTTTCAACAGGATTAAATACAACACTTACAGAAAGGATGCGTATTACAAGTGAAGGTAATGTAGGAATAGGGAAGACGGATCCAGCTGCAACTTTGGATGTAAATGGTAATATTAGTTCAGGTACATTAACTATATCCAATATATATTACCAAGGACGATTAATACCTATGTTGGACGGTTCTACGGCAAATAATGCAGCACCATCTGCAAAATATATTCAAGAAACATTTAATATAACCACCGATGGTACCTATTGGATAAACCTTCCAACAGTTGGAGCAACACTAATATATTGTATCATGAATCGTACATGTGCAGGAGGAGGGTGGATGATGTGCTTAAAAGGAACACGTGGTACAACTTTTAATTATAATGCCAATTATTGGACAACTAATAATACATTAAATCCTACACAAACTAATCGCAATGATGGTGATGCTAAATTTCATACATACAATTACTTCCCTGCTACAGACTGGTTAGCCATCTTTCCGGATATTACATCAGGTGGAGATTTACCAAGTGGATATGGAGGGTGGGTCTGGATTGAAAACAATGTAGTTAATACTACTATACCTCTACTAGATTTCTTTAATCGTAATTATCAAATAACCAAGGCAAGTAATGGAATTGGATATAATGCTACAAATCCAGCTCCAAGAGGATTATTAAAATGGAGTGACAGTTTATGGTCATACTCGGCAGGATTTCATTGGTATGGTATTAACTATCGCGGTTATTCCTTACACTATGTAAGATGGGGTTGGGCAACCAATAATGAGAATGATCAATTATCAAATGATATTTCTGGAGGAATTGGAATGGTGGGAGCAAGTTATTCAGCTGGAGATTATGTTGCTTGTTGTAATGTAAATACTGCATCTAATAGATCAATGCGATTTGAATGGTATGTCCGTTAAATATTTTATTTTATAAAATTATATGGTATTCACAAGATGGTCACATTATCTATGGCATACTATTCATTTTATGACTTTACAGTACGAAAATGAAATACATCATAATATAGCTAAACTGGAAACGTATAATACAATAATTACTTTTATAAATAATCTATATAACTTAATGAATTGTTCTCAATGCAAAAATAAGTACATGAAGTACTTAAAAGATTTTCCACCTGAATCAGCTACTAGTTTATTTGAATGGTCTATTAAATTACATAACCATGTCAATGAATCCTTAAATAGAGAACAATGGGATATAGATAAAGCACGTCAACATTACACAAGTTATTTTATCTAATTTATAAAAAATTTACTTCCAACCCTCTTATAACCCATGTAAGGTTTGACATCTCGTGGAACGTACGCATCTATCATATACCTCCTTCATGCATCCATTCATTTGGTTTGCGTTTTGGGTTCTAACTCGTATCTTTACAACAAATCAATCTTGTGTCATTGAAGTTGTGTCTAATTTACGCATAAACCCATTATTATTTTATCGGTGTTTTATCAAAGCGGAAATGTGGGAATCGGGACAACAGCTCCTCAGCAATTGTTGGAGGTGAATGGGAATGCTGTGGTAGGTGGGAATGTAGGGATTGGGACGACGATGCCCCAACAACATGCAACAGCCCTTACATATTCAAGGCAATGCTTACGTCTCAGGAAACATCAGTGCGGGGAATATGGGGATGTTTAGGAATGTTCTAATCAATGGAGACATGCGTATCAATCAACGTGGAACCAGTACCAATTTTGCAAGTATGACGACGGTTGCTGCGTCCGCTCCAGGAAGTTGGGTGACCGATCGTTGGAATGTCTATCGTGGTGGATATGCTGCCGGAGCATCCATGGGACAAGGAACCGGTTTGGGAACTGCAGATTTGCCTTTCCAAGAAGCAGGGATTCAAACCTTTGCGCGCATGCAACGAGTAAGTAAGTTTGTTTAATTCTCGTCCAGAATGTGCTGGGCTTTAGAATGGTGTTTCAAATATACAAATGCCGTATCATCTCCCTCTCCCGCTTCTCATTCTTCACCCGATCACTATTCGTGAACGTCTCCATCCCTTTCTCCAGGTCTTCGAGGCTGATCACTTTTTTCTCCTCCTTCGACAACGAGAACACACGCATGCTGTGGAAGAACTTGATTTTTGTAAAGAGCGTCTCCATGTCGCCGCCATTAAATTGAAAGAGATCTCGGTGCTTGTCGAAAAGGTCGCAATTGGCGACTTCGTCGCTCACCGTCCAACCGTGTTCTTCCACAATGCGCATAAAGATGCTGCGAAGCTGCTTCGGAGAGTAGTCGGGGATGCTGAATCGGAATGCAAAGCGCCGCTCCAAGCCCGGGTTGGTCTTGAAGAAACGCGTTTCCAGGTCATGCTTGTACCCTGCAATCACGCATACAAAATCCTGTTTAGCCTCGCTCAGGTATTGGTTGAGTGTATCGATGCATTCGCGCGAAAAGCTGTCACGCTGTTCAGTATCGCCCAGAGAGTACGCCTCGTCAATCACCAGCACGCCTCCCTTCGCTTCCTCAATCACTTTCCGAGTCTTCACCGCCGTATGCCCGAGGTATTGGCCGATGAGATCGGAGCGTTTTACAAACGTTACCTTGCCGTGCTCCAGCACACCCAGGCCAGCGTAGATTTCACCCAAGATTCCAATAAATCGCGTCTTGCCGACACCGGGGCCGCCATAAACCACCGTATGCAACATATCCTGGTTCTTCACATCCAGGCGCTGCAAGAAGAACACAATGATGGCCAGCATCTGCTCCTTGACGTCTTCAAGCCCCACCATCGCTTGGAGCTTTCGGATCGCCGGTGCCAATCTGTGAATGTTGAAAAAGTTTATGTTGCTCGTCTTGCGCTTGTCGTATTTGGTGGTGTAATACCGGTCAAGAAACAGCAGATCGTCGAGGCTTTTAAGCGTGAAATCAAAATGGTTATGGTATTTGTTGGACTTTCGCTCGTCGATGTACAGAGCACGCTTGTTGGCCGCGTCTTCAAAAACGCAAATAAGCTCCGTGCACTTTTGCCGCTTGGGATTCGGGGTGGCTGTGTTGGCTGGCGGGTCAGTGGAGCTGGGCGTTGGCGAAGACGGTGCAGGCCGCTTACGGGTTGTGCTCTCCATTTTAAGAGTAATGCTATGTAATTTGATTGATCATTCACTCTAAATACTGTGCGCGCCAAGCCCAAAGAAATCAAACAAAAATAAGGTATGGTTTTTACACAGGAGACCGCTTCTCACTTGCGCTTGTGTTTGTTTTCTTTGCACGCATTGGTTCTGATTTTCTGCTGGTTGGGTTCTGACGTGGAGGCATGAGCGTGTTTGACTGCTTCATGATTCGTCGTATGAGATCTTGATTGAGTGACGGGATAGCATTTCCAACCGCGTCCTTTCGGACGGTTGTCAAAGCGTGAAGGGCTGTCAAGCCACGCTTATTCATTGTCTTCACGTCTTCTCGTATGTGTTTCATCATTTCCTTCTCAAGTATGCCGACGATCGTTTCCATTCCTTTCCGAATCGGAGGATAAACATGTAGCTGCTCATTATAATATTCTCTTCTAGAGTATGCGTAATCGAGCGCAGTTTGTCCTTGACTGTCTTTCAAGGACACATCTGCACCAGCCTTGAGAAGTAGTTTAACAAAATCCAAGGAATCTCCATAGCAATATTTTATAGCATACATGAGTGCTGTTTCGCCTGCATTATTTTGAAGATTGACATGTGCGCCAAATCGTAGCAGAGCTTTTACAATTTCTGCCGTTCCCGCGTAATGTTTTCTCATGTGGTACATGAGCGCTGTATTTCCGGAATGATCTTGAACGTTCACGTCAGCACCTGATTTTACGAGTAATTCGAGAATTTCTCGATTGCTAACGGATGTCATAACAGCAGATTGTCCATCTCGGTTTTTTATATTCACATTGAACGTTGGATGCTTGTGCAAGAAACTTGTAATATCGTTCCAAGCACTTGTATGCCATCCATACCAATTATATTTGTTCAAGAGCTCTATGAACTCTTTAAACTTTCTTGAATTCCATGGCCGTGACATGTTCTTTCCTAAATTTGTATTATACTTTTTTATCAAGTGCAACAAGAAACGGACACGGTTAGAGCGTGAGCGGCCAGCCCAAAAATTGACCCGTTGGCGATTTAAAAGTGACCGAAATATACCGGATAGCGTGCACGGTCGTGTGCTCTCAAATTGAAAGACACGCAAATATGACGACCGACGCCAGCGCTCCCATCGAAGGAGCGACATGGGACATCATTGATCGTTATTTTAATCAGGGTGGAGGCCAGGACACCGCCAACATACTTGTTCACCATCAAATTGAAAGCTACAACGAATTCATCGACAAGAAGCTGGTGCAAATCATCCAGGGATTCAACCCCATCCAAATTTGCCACCAGTACGTGCCCGAGCTAAAGAACTTCAAGTACAAAATCAATTTGAAAATCACCAATCCAACGCTGTCGAAACCGCATTTCCAGACTCAGGATGGCACGCAGCTGCTGATGACGCCCAGTCTGGCGCGCATGAACAATCTGACGTACTGCGCTCAGCTCAACGTGGACGTGAATATTATGACGGAGACCGTCAACGAAGACCGCGTGATTGAGAAGCAGGAGGCGTCTGTGTCGCGCGTGTGCATTGGGAAGATTCCCATCATGGTCAAGAGCAAGGCCTGCGTGCTCAATATGATCCCGGGTGTGAATGAGCCGCACGGCAGCGAATGTCGCTACGATCCAGGTGGCTATTTCATCATCAACGGCAACGAAAAGGTGGTCATCAGCCAGGATCGCATCAGTGAAAATAAAACACTCATCTTCGCCCCGAATGCATCTGCGGACACGCTCACGGCAGAAATCCGATCCATGCCTGATGGCGTCTTCCTGCCTCCGAAGACCTGCAGTCTGCAGCTGAGCGGCAAGCCAAACCACCTAGGGCGCGTCATTCGACTCAACACTACGTTTCTCCGCTCCGAAATTGCGCTCTTCACCATGTTCCGGGCACTGGGTGTAGAGTCGGACGCCGACATCATCCAACACATCGTGCTTGACGTCAACCATCCTAAAAATGCCCGCATTGTCAGCGAGCTCATGGCAAGCGCCGAGGACGCGTGCGAATTCAGCACTCAAGATCAGGCGCTTACGGCGCTCGTTCGCATGATGGGCGTAACAGGCACGCCGCGCGAGTACATGGAGCAACCCGAATACGCACGCAAGGTGCTGATGTCGGTCATCGAGTCGGATTTCCTGCCGCACGTCGGCCCCAGCTTCAACCGGAAGGCGCTGTACCTCGGCTACATGGTGCGTAAACTCCTCTCGGTGCATCTGGGCTACATCGGTTACGATAATCGCGACTCCTATCTGCACAAACGCATTGATACTCCGGGCATCCTTCTCAGCAATCTGTTCCGCCAATGCTACGGCAAGCTCATCAAAGAAATGCGCAACCTGATCCAGCGCGAGCTCCACCTGTGGCGGGCAAGCACCATCAACCCGATGAACATCATCAACCAAACCAATATCCACCGGTTCATGAAACAAAATATTATTGAGACCGGAATTCGCTACGCCCTCAGCACCGGCAACTGGGGCGTGAAGACGCTGGGCAGCTTCCAAAACATTCGCCAGGGTGTGGCACAAGTGCTGAACCGAATGTCGTACCTCGCGCAGCTGTCCCACCTGCGGCGCGTGAATACGCCTATGGAGAAAAATGGCAAGCTGGTTCAGCCTCGCAAGCTTGAGAACACGCAATTCGGTGTCGTCTGCCCCGCAGAAACCCCCGAGGGAGCGAGCGTCGGCTTGGTGAAAAACCTGGCGCTCAGCACGCGCGTGACCAACAATTCAAGTTCTGCGTACCTTCGGCAATGTGTGGTTGATCTAGGAACAGCTATTTACAATGACGACGTGCGCGATCGTGCTGCCTTCCTGAATGCTATGGGCTCGGACGATGCCGTGTGTGTATTCATCAATGGCGATCTAGTAGGTTACCACACTGATCCAGTGAGGCTCTACGGCGAACTCAAGCGCCTCAAGCGCAGTGGTTCGATTTCGCCGATGACGTCGGTTGTCTGGAATGTCGAGCAGAATGCCATCATCACAAGCACCGAAGCGGGTCGGATGTGTCGCCCGCTGCTGATGGTCGACAAGGATCGGCAGCTCATGTTCAACAAGCTGTTTGGAGCGGGTGGCAAGTATGATTGGAACAATTTCAAAGACAAGTCCTTTGCAAGTTTCGTGGTGCCGATGGAGCCGGACATGGAGAGCTTCATCGAGTACATGGATGTTGAAGAGATCGACAAAGCAATGGTCGCCATGAACGCGCGCGATCTCGCGCGTGGTATCAAAGGGGCTTCGCTGCCACCGATCTTTACACATTGTGAGCTACATCCGAGCCTGATCAACGGCGTGCTTGGTGTGAACATTCCGTTCTCAGACCATAACCAGTCACCTCGCAACGCGTACCAATGCCTGTGGGAGGAAGAATTGGTTCGGATGGCGGACGGTTCTTGCAAGATGATCAAAGATGTGCGCGTAGGGGACATGGTGATGACTTTTGATCCGGAGACACATTATCAAAGTACCACAAAAGTCGTAAATCAGTACGTAAGGAAAACTGACAAAACGATCTATCGCATCAAAACGCATTCTGGGCGGACGATTGTTGCAACATACGATCATCCATTCCTGACCAACGAGGGCTGGAAGCAAGTGCATGAGCTTCGCGCGCACACAAAAGAAAAGCCGATCAAGCTCTCCATATGTCTAGAGCCCAAGCCCATGTCACACGATGTGGAAACATACGTGGTACTTGACCGCGCTACAATGGAAGCCCGTCTTCGCGAGCACAACGTGAATCCATCTCTCATCACGGCTCACATTGCAACACTCGAGGACATGAACTTTCTGCCATTTCTTTCGACGAGCAAACACATCCCTGTACTTGCCCGTATGGCAGGTTACATCCTCGCAGGCGATGGCGACGGCGACGGCACCCTCAACATTCACTTCGGCCTGCGCGAAGATGCGCAGAAGTTTGAAGACGACGTCGAGCAACTCGGATTCCAGCGCGTACCAATCGACGATCAATCCGGATCCGTAGCTGTGTCTCACAAAGGTGTCCTTGCCTCCCTTTTCATTGCACTTGGTATGATCCCACAACATGCGGTTCCTCTCTGGATCACAAATGGCTCGCAACTAACAAAGCGGGAGTTCCTGGCAGGCTTCCAAGGAAAGGATACATACCAACCAGCGACTGATCCATATTCTCGCGAACTGCAGGCACTGATGACAGAGTTCGGCGCAATGGATATCATTAACTCCTTCGATACAATTGGCTACCGGTACAATGGGCGGAAGCTTGTTGAGAGTGGCAAGGCTGTTGAGTACCTGAAGTACAAAACCATGATCAAGGAAGAAATCAATGAAAACTGGCTGATGGATGTTGAACTCAAGACACACACAATTCTCGTGCCGATCGCATCCATTGAAGAAGTTGAGAACTGCACCATTGCCGACATCACTACCGAATCTGAGAATCACTCCTTCTGTACAGGCGATGGTTTCATTGTACACAATTGCGCGATGGGCAAGCAGGCCGTGGGTGTGTATGCGAGCAATTTCAATTACCGCATCGACACACTCGGCCATGTTCTCAATTACGCTCAGAAGCCGATGGCGCGCACGCGCCTATCCAAGTACACGCACTCTGAGTCGCTACCAAGCGGCGTGAATGCCGTCGTTGCAATTATGACCTACACGGGCTTCAACCAAGAAGATTCGGTCATGATCAACGCAGACGCGCTTGACCGGGGGCTGTTCACGAGTACATATTATAAGAGCTACAAGGATCAGTGCAGCAAGAACCACAGCACCGGCGAGGAAGAGATCTTCACGAAGCCCGACCGGGAGAACACGGCGCACATCAAGCCGCAGGATTACAGCAAGCTTGGCGAGGATGGTTTCGTGCCCAAGAACACGTATGTCGATCACAATGATATCATCGTTGGCAAAGTCATGCCCCACAAAGTCCAGGGGGTGATTCATCCCAAGGACGCCAGTCTGTACATGAAAAACAATGATCACGGCCACATTGATATGAATTACCAGGGTGTCAATGGCGATGGCTACAAGTTCTGCAAGATTCGTCTTCGGAAGTACCGCAAGCCAACCATCGGCGACAAGGTCAGTAGCCGTCACGGCCAAAAGGGCACCATCGGTATGATTTACAAACAGCAGGACATGCCCTTCAGCAAGAACGGCATCGTGCCCGACGTCATCATCAATCCACATGCCATCCCGTCGCGCATGACCATCGGACAGCTGATTGAATGCCTGATGGGAAAGGCGGGATGTGCCATCGGCGCACTGGGCGATGCGACACCGTTTACAGATTGCGGCGTGGAAAATGTGGCCGACGTCTTGGAGCAATTTGGAATGGAGCGCTACGGCAACGAAATTCTCTACAATGGCCGTACGGGCGAACAAATTCACACGGAGATTTTCATTGGGCCTGTTTTCTATCAGCGTCTGAAGCACATGGTGGAAGACAAGATGCACACGCGTGGTGCCAATGGCCCTGTGGTCATGCTGACGCGCCAGCCAGCGGAGGGACGCGCGCGGAACGGTGGCCTGCGATTCGGCGAGATGGAGCGCGACGCTTGCGTGGCACACGGCGTGAGCGCATTCCTGAAGGAGAGGATGTTGGACGTGAGTGACAACTACCGCGTGTTCGCCTGTCGGCGCTGCGGAATGATGGCGGTGGCGAATCCAGAGAAAAACAAATTCCGCTGTACGAATTGCAAGAATTCGGCAGACATAACTCAAGTACGAATTCCATACAGCATGAAGCTGCTCATGCAAGAACTCATGACCATGGGCGTCGCGCCTCGCATGGTCATCTAATCAACGCGTAGGGCTAGTGAGTCGTCTTTTTGTGCGTCTTTCGGTACTGGTAGACGCAGGGGGGTGTGGGACTAAGTAGCTCCTTATGTTACGTTGGCGTGGATCGAATCCGATCTTCCAGAGAAGCTGCATCCGATCAGGCCGAACTTGAGAAAGCTGCCCATTTCTCTCATTCATTTCTTTTATGAATTTTTTGTAATACTGCGGTGGCGAAGCGATGTCGTATATCGCCCGTTGAGGACTAGAAGGTGGTGTAACATACTCAGGTGACCGAATTCTTTTGTTGTTAGCTACCGTGCGTTCTCGAGGGTTTGTCTGCTTACTCTTCGCGGGTGTGCTCGTACTCGAGCTTGTGGCCGTGCGCGAAGGTGTCTTTTTGGGAGTCCTCTCAGAGTTGGATGACATGTACTTACTACCTACCATATGCTCGTGTAAAAGTTTACTCACCGCCGTGTGCATAACTTCGCGTGCTTTTTGCTAATCATGCGTGGGTCGACCTGCCTCGACATCAACATCCACAGCCTGATCCATTTCAACGTCGCCATAGTAAATAGCGATCGGGTTAATTATTTTATCAATCAGCGCATGATCCCCCCGCTGGTATGCGCCCGTAAAGGCCTTGTTCATGAGTTCATGTAGAGCTTTGTAATGTGCCGCAATTCGGGATTTCTCGTAATCGCTACGAATGGCTTGCTGTTGCACTGGATTCGTGTTGTTCGGTGCATTTGCTTGTTGAATCATTTCAGCGAGTTGTTGCCGCAATTCGGCGGGGAGCGGCCAGGCTAGGCATTTGTCGCAGCAACCTAGATTGGGGTGCGCATCATTTTGACACATGCGATAGGTTATAGGGCGTGCAATATAACGTAGCCCCGGGCACAGAAAGCCGGACGATTTCTGTTTGGGTGACATTCTGCGTCTGCGACAAAATGCGCAAATTAAGCAATAGGATGCTTGCCAGTGTACCCAAATTTATTCTGTCATTGTGGCAGAGTGTATGCGCCGGCCCCAAAAAAATGACGGCGAACCCTGAACAAATCTATATCAACCCTGCCGCCGAAATGTCGTCCCCGTTTGAGAAGACCTGCCACCTACCCTTTTATCGGCCGCCCCTCGAATTTCCAATTCTGCCCATGACAGAGGTCAGGATGGAACATTGGATGAAGAGGGCGCCAAGGGCAAACTCTCCACTGTCGCCGCCAAGGAAACGCGGACGGTTCACGGTGCGCGATTATTGAGACGCGATTTATGTGCACGATTTAAAATTATGTGCTTACTGTGTACCAGCTGTAAAATGTATCAAAGCCGCATTCGCAATGCTAAGCAACGCAGCGCGCGGCCGGTAAAACACCGTGAGCTTGCGTATCCCGGCGACGGCCAGGAATACGCCATTGTAACGGACATGCTCGGTAACGGGCGCGTACGGGTCATTTGTGACGGTGAGAGAGCGGTCGAGCCATGCATTGGTCGCATTTGTGGATCCATGCGCAAGTTCAAATCCAAAGTCATCGTCGAACGCGGCGATCTGGTGCTTGTGTCTCGTCGCGATTTCGAGCCATCCAAAGTCGATGTCATGCACAAGTATTCTCACGATGAGGTGTCCCTCCTCATTTACCAGAATGTGCTTCCAGAGAAGCTCCACAAACACATCACCAACCCTGAAAATGCAGCGGAAGGGGACGAGTACGTCATGTTCGCCGACGCCGACGATGCGCCCCTGGACATCAACCATATTTGAGAGTTCAGGGTTCAGGTTTTGTGTGCCAAAAAATGACCAGCGCACGAGTACACCAGCACGAACAACGCATAAATGCAAAAATGAATGTCGAGTCTGAATTGTTTCTCGCGATCCTAGCCGTCTTTGCCATGCTCATTTTTATGACAGCGTTGAAAGTAGCATTCATCGCAAGTGATGTGCGCAAAATTCAGGCGCAAATTCGCAGTTCGGCAACGGCAGGGGTGCCGTGACCATCACGCCTCTAGGCATTGCATGCAAACCACGCATGTCTTCTTTTTCGACAGCCATTGTTCAATGCAATTGGCATGAAAGCAGTGCTTGCATTTTGTCATCTGCCGCAACAGCGCATTTGTCACACGCAAGTCCTCAAGGCAAATGACGCACCGCTCGGGCGCGTTTTCGGTAAGATCCGCTGCGTGGATGACCGTGCTTACGGCGTTGATGTCAGAGACGCCAGGCTCCTCGTAGCCGATTTGGTCACATAGTTCCAAGAGAGATTCGTACGAATCCCATGAGTCCCACGGTTCGTGATCTCCGGGCTCTGCATATTCGGCAAGCCAAGCAGGCTGCACAATGGCCATCATAAGCATATAATACTCGATATGTTCGTCTCGAAGATGCATCATGCAATCTGTAAAACTTACTTCATTTTGACAATAAGGGCACGTGACGCGTATATTTTCAATAGGGACGCCTGCGACGATTTGATCGACGGCAGTCGTCCATAAGCCGGCCATGTGGGCTTTACCATAGCGCGTTATATTACTTAAGCTCTTTCCTTTCCCCAAATATTGTTCTTGTTTCAAAGATGGTTTAAGTGAATACATACAAACATACATCAATGCAAGTGTCTTCTGGTGCGGTGTGCCAATGATTTACGACGACTACATCGCCTATTGCGTGGAGTACAAAGAGCAGTATGGGGAACAAACGGTCATTCTCATGCAAGTCGGGGACTTCTTTGAGCTCTACGCAGTTACGTCGGAGGGCTCTGGTGAAATAGCTGGCGCAGACATATATAAAATCGCCGATCTTTGCAACCTGCAAGTCAGCAAAAAGAACAAGAGCATCGAGTGCACACGACAGAATCCACTCATGGCGGGCTTTCCGATGTACATCCTCCAGAAGCATGTTCAGACACTGGTGCATGCCAATTATACATGCGTGATCATACGCCAAGTGACGCCACCCCCGAATGTGGTGCGCAAGGTAACAGAAGTCGTCAGTCCATCCACCTACATGTCGCCATCGGGTTTCGACGCACCCTTCCTGATGGTCATGTACTGGAATACCCTCGGCAAAACGCGATTCGGAGACATGATTTATGGCGTGGGCATGTGTTGGATCGACTTGACCACTGGCGATTGCAATGTGTATGAAGTTGGCTCGCACGCCAATGATCGGATGTATGCAAAAGATGAGGCGTTCCGCATTCTCAAGACGGTTCGACCACGGGAAATCGTATGCTGTTTTGATGCGAGTGTCGAAGGGACGGGAGTGGGTGACGTGCTATCTCATCTCCAGATCCCTGAAAATGTGTGCTTGCATGTCAAACCGAGCTCGCAGACGAGTTGCTTTACGGTGCCTTCCTACCAGAATGATGTCTTGGAGAAAGTGTACGGCGCGCGCAACACGACGCTCCTGTCCATTACGGATTTCCTCGGCATCGCTTATTTCAGCATGGCATGTACAGCCTTGTGTGCTGCGATCCATTTTGCGTTCGTGCACAATGAAGAAATTCCAAAACATCTGAAGCCATGTGTCATTCATGACCGTCAAGACAAACTGCAACTGCAGTACAACAGCGCACTCCAGCTTAATCTGATCAGCTACAACCCCATAGAGAAACCACTTGTGGAGATTTTGAACCGCTGTGCCACGGCCATCGGGAAGCGCCGATTCCTTCATTACCTGCTCAATCCTTCAAGTGATGCAAAATGGATTGCGTCGCGATATCAAGCTGTGCAAGCGCTTCTAGAGGGAGATTTGTACGCGGGCATCTGCAAGAAACTCAGTGGTGTGCTGGATCTTGAACGCATCGTCCGCAAGATAGCACTGGTTTCACTGGCGCCCTTTGAATGGAACGGTATACACTCGTCGTTGGAAGCATCCAAGGAGGCACTCTTGATTGCTGGTGAGGTGGGAGCGGGGGCGGGGACAGGGTCGGGGTCGGGGTCGGAGGCGGCTGCGCATATTGCGTGCATCCAGGACGCCTACCTCTCTGTCCTTGATTTGGATGAAGCTGGTAAATATAACCTATCGGACATCAACGGAAGCATTTTTGTCAAAGGGGTGCACAATGATATTGACAAACTTCATGAATCCATTGAGCGTGACCTCCGAGTGTTTACGGAGCTTGCAGACAACATCACTGCAATCGGTGGGGACACCAACAGTACCTTGTGTCGTTTTGAATGCAATGATCGCGACGGGCACTACCTGATCATGACGGCCACCCGCTGGAAGCAAGTAGGGGTACGTGGAGTAACCGTCATAAAGGCAGGTGAAGACGGCGTTGCCTTTGACATCAAAGACCTCGAGATACGCACCATAAGCGCACAAAGCAGCATGCTTCGCATTTCGCATCCGCAACTTCGCACGCTATCGTCAGGAATCTTTGAGAAACAGCGTGTCCTGTCGCACATGGTGCAATCGCGCTATAAAGAGTTTTTGGCGCATTTTTTTGAGAAGCACCGCGTCGCACTCGAGTGCATTGTTCATGCAATCGGCGAGCTAGATGTGCACGCAACTAACGCCAAGAACGCCCGCGAGTTCTGCTATTGCCAACCGGAGGTCGCGAAGGTGGCGGAGCTGGCGGAGGCGGCGGAAGCACGCAGCAATGAAGGGGCATCCGCCTTTCTCGAGGCAGAAGGCTTGCGGCATCCGATCATCGAACGCATCAGCAATGAAACACTCTATGTCACGAATGACATTCACTTGGGCAAGCGTGATCTAAGTGGAATGCTACTGTACGGCGTAAATTCCTCTGGAAAGAGCTCGCTGATGAAAGCCGTTGGCCTGAGCATCATCATGGCGCAAGCAGGCATGTACGTTCCCGCGTCCCGCTTCTCTTACGTCCCCTACCGCCAGCTCTTCACCCGGATTTCGGGTGCAGACAACATTTACCGCGGCATGAGTACGTTTGTCGTGGAAATGACCGAGTTGCGGAACATTCTGCTCCGCTGTGATCCGTGGAGCATTGTATTGGGCGACGAGCTGTGTGCTGGAACAGAGTCATTGAGTGCAGTATCCATCGTAGGGGCAGGTATCGAGTACTTGGCACGCACGCGGGTGTCTTTCATCTTTGCGACGCATCTTCACGAACTTCAGGACGTTATGGAGCTACCTGCGGGGGTGCGGAACTATCACATGCATGTAGAGTTTGACGCAAACAAAAAGATCAAATATGACCGCATCCTGAAAGAGGGTGTTGGTAGTCGCTACTATGGTCTGGAAGTCTGCTGTGGGATAGACATGCCCAGTGACTTTCTCGAAAAAGCAAATGTGATCCGCAAAAGCCTGCTCGGCGTCGGAGATGCCATTATTGAAGACCGCACGTCGCGCTACAATGCTCAGGTGCGCATGGATACCTGTCGTATTTGTGGAAATAAAGCTAGCGAGGTGCATCATATAAAATACCAGCATACGGCTGACGGCCATGGATTTATTGGCCATCATTCTATGAACCACGCGGCGAACCTTGTGCCGCTTTGCGAAGCATGCCATCTCAAGGAACATCGCGGTCACATTCAAATCAAGGGCTACGTTCAGACCAACCACGGCGTTGAGCTGCAGGTGACGACTCCGCAGAAACCGCGTGTGGATGTGACACATGTGACCGCACCCGCAGCGGGGGTGAAGGACCTGCTGAAATACACACCCAAAGGCTGGGTGGTACGCAAAAATAAGCGCGGGCGCTGGCGGGAAATGTCCGAAGCCGACGCCGCCGCATATTTGCGCACGACATCGCAATGCGACCTCGAGGTTTGGAAAGTGCGTCTTGCGGGCTAAGGAGTGGTGATGGAAACGTAATCCACGTAAGATCGAAACAAGATCACGTAGACCACCATGAGCCATGCGCGCACGTCTTCTTGGTTTTTATCGGCGCACGCCTGTCTGAGATCGGCGGCAACCACGTGATGGTAGTAGAGCTTCTCGATTCTCCGAAAAGCGCTATGCAAGACATGTGCAATATCTGCGAGGAAGGGTTCATGTGCCAGTGCGCATGCGATGTTGATCATGGACTCTATACGGTACAAGAAATACTCAATTCTCGATTCCATTCCCTGTTGTAACTTGCGAACTTTGTCAAAAGGTCAAAGAGAGGTGCGGAACTACCTAACGCTGACAAACGAAGTTTCCTTAAGTCCTATCCAAAACAGAAACGGACGATTTATCGGACAACATTTTCGCAATGGTCTTAGGAGTATAGGGATCCGCTTGGGACAAGAGCATCCTTTTCAATGTGCTCATGGATGTTGTAAAGCCTAGTTTCAGTAGTAGGTATTCAATAGAGCGCTGATATAACCGCCAATGCAGATGGTTACCAATGTCGAAAAGGATATTCTCAAGCTCCTTTGGCGTGCAATGGGGGCTACATTTGTCCAAAAAGAGCCGTTCGGACAAGATGCATTCGTTGTGCATAAACCCGACGAGTGCGTAACATGCAAGGCCGATGGACTTTGGATCAGCATTCGTCTGAAAATGGCTGCTGCACCGATCCCATAGCACGACTGCGTTCGTGAAATAGTGAGGTCGGCGATGCTGGTCGCTGATGTCGTACAGATGCTGGATAACTTGATCCCGTCTTTCTCCACATAAAGGATGTGCCGCCCATTCCAAGCGATGTGGAGTTATGCTTGCAATGGGTTCGCGTCGAAAGAAGAGAAAGACTTCTTGGAGCGACGGTCGTTTTTTAGGGTCCCACGCGAGCATCTGGGTCACGAACTCAACGGAGTCCGCAGGTAAGTGTTTAATGACCTCCCGCCACACGAGTGCCGTCGTCCCCGAATATTGAGCCTGCATGTGCGCAAAGATGGCTCGCCACTCATGTTGTTCTTCTGGGTACTTTTTTGGCGACGCATTTCTCATCGCTGAGCGCGCGATCGGGTACTTGTACCAAATGGTGCAATAGATTAGGCCGAGCGACCACACAACAGAAGTATCTGACGGACACTTGTTCATAACAATTTCGGGCGCGCAGTAATACCACGTACCAATGCTCTCGACCCAGCGCCGTCGATTGTCTTGAACATACTCAATTGACATGCAATTATAATCAATCAAGTGTATCTCACGATGCGAATTTACGAGAATGTTCGACGGCTTCAAATCTGTATGCTGAATGCCGTTATACAGGAGGTTCAGACAGATCTCGACGAGTTGGGAGATAAAACCAACACAATACGCGCGCCTCTGACCGAGGTCGTGCTCCCCTACCCATTTCAACAAGGTCGTGCCCTGATAATCCATAAACAGCCTCACCGTTTTTGTATCTACGGCAATCTTGCGGCACACAGGTATCCCGCGCATTCCCGAGAGGCTGGCCATACAGATGGTGTCCATGATCGTACTGTAGGCAAGCCCGTTGTGCTTTGTATTCCTGGCAAGAGACTTGCAGACGGTTTGTGTCGCAGAATCATGGTAGATCTGCGCGTAGCCTCCGTTCATGAGGAAACGGTAGGCCTCCATTACCTTCATCGCAGAAGAAAAGCGTAGTGGAGCAGAAGTTCCAGATAGAGAGTTTCGCGGCATTGCGACGAGGCCTTGAACTGTCGATCGAGGTCTGCAGCTCTATGGATGAGCGTTGCGGCTTTTTTGGGTGGCACATGTTTGATCAGATCGGCTGTCAACAGCGGAAGCGTCACGTGTGCTTGGAAGAGCTTGTAAGACATCTGGCGAATGGATTCGACGGACTGTGAGCGACGCATAAAGTCCTCAAGTGGCGGGTAGGCCAAAGCCGAAGGCGATTGAGACGTCGACGATCGTGCTGCATTTCCTATATGATGGAGTAGGTTGCGATTGCCGGGAGCGCATTCCTGGTACGTGCCGTCCGGAACTAGTTCGCGTACAATAGCGGAGCATTCTTGTGGCGTAGGAAGCGGAACACGTACAAGCATAAATCTGCTCTGGATGGGCGGCTCGATGTTACCAATTTTGTGAGTAGTTCCTACGAAGATGGCGTTTTTACTAAAGCGTTCGAGGAGTACTCGCATGGCAAAGTGGTTATTGGATGTACAAATGACATCCACGTTGGTGAGTATGAACACATGTCGCTCCATATGAATGCATGCGGACTCGAGGATGTTTTTAATAAAGTCTGGGAAGCAACCTAGGTCTTTCGGCATATCTGGATGGTTCAGGTCCACAATGAAGTAATGATCCGTGAATGCATACGGGACCTTATGATCCCAGACGGCACGCTTTGCAGGCGACTTCACGTGTGTTGCAGACAACGTGTTATCGGTACCGATTAAACGCCGAACGAAACATTCAGCATAGTACTCAAGGGGGAAACCATAGGCGCCATAAAATAGGACATTGGGGGAGTGCTCAAGGCTTGTTTGAGTGATGTTTGTGAGAACATATGTGTGGTATGGCAAATGCTTATCAACCAGTAATGAAAAGCCATCGCGAAAAGAACGCCAAATGCTCATGTGCGTGCTTGCATAACAAAAAGAAGTACTATTTAACTACCCATTACTCACGGCCGGAGGCGGGACGCCCGCATCGCCTCCAATTCTTCTTTTTGTCTTGGTGTTGTAAATAATTTCGCCATCTTGGATTCTGCATTTTTGAGGACATTCTTCAAGACTCGAATGCTGCCCGTCAAGCTGCGCCTCTCGCCGGCTGGTCGGGAGCGCCGTAGCTCTTCAAGGAAACGAATACGCTCACTGATTTCGGTTGTGATTTCACGTACCGGTTTTGCGGTTGTCGCTTGATCAAGCCTGCGGAAGAGCTCCGGTGTAGATGGTAGAGCAGCAGAAAGCTGACGCGCCACGATCTTGCTCGATACATCTTGGAGCTCTGCCAAGACACGCTTGTGCTCATCTGCAGATATTGGGCGTGGGGGTGACAGGCTGCGTCTACGAGGGCGGCTCGAGGCGATGCGAGATGGATGCAAAGGCGCGGGCACAGGCGTCTTTGCGTGTCTTCGTTCTTCCACGCGGATGGGTTGGACTGGCAAAGCTGCAATTGCGGCTTCCTCTTCCGCAGAGAACGCGACAGAAGCCCGCAAATGCCTGAGTGACCGTTTATATTCTTCAAAGGCTTGCGCGGGCGTGCACCGTTCGAATGCATTAAAGTGTGTCATGGAATGCAGTAAATGGAGCAGCGATTTCATGAATGGCGCAGATGTTGTACCGACGCGTCCCGTCTTCAAGCATCGAGCGAAAACTTCAAGTACGGCAACACCTAACATATAAACATCAATCTTGTTTGCGGTTGAACTTATGAGTGAACGCATGGCACGGAAGTCATACAATACCGGGGGTGGCTTCGACTGCTGCGCTTTTAGTAATTGGGTTTGTACCTCTTCCAACGGAAGAATAAATTCCGAAAAGATGTCGTCGAGTGGCTTCGTGCCATTTTGTACTTTCACAATGTCGGTGTAAGCACGGTGAATGGTCGGATGGGACTTGTTTTGAAAGTGTAACCGATTCAAAAGCATAACGGCGCTGTTGAAATCTGCATCCATTCCGTTCATGTCATACGAGATCAAAGCATCGATGGCTTGTTGTAGCAAAGCCGAATCGATCGGTGCAGCTTGAGCGGTGGGACGGGCAGGAGCAGATTGCTTCGCCGCTGAGGGGCCACCGGCAACACGTGCAACTGCGTCGATCATATCCGTGATCTGGGTTTGACGATGTGGCTGGAAAGGCTCGATGAGATTGCGGTACATGGTTTGTAGTTCTGCATCCGGAAATGCAGCATTAAACATGGTGTCCGTTCCCCTCACGTAATACTCATAGTAGCCGTAATGGTTCCCATGTCCCACAAAGTTTTCAAGAATCGCCTTGATGACCTTGGGGTGCTTTGCGAGCATTTTCTCAACCAATTTGGAGTCGCGATGCGCAAGCAATGTCATCAACCTATATTCGGTAGGATAGTAGCGGTACACGGCCGTGAAATAGAAGCGTGCTTTCAGGTCATATACTTCTGACATGGGCTGCGCAATGCCAAAATCAATCAGAAGGCACCGTTTCAAAGCATCGTTATAGACAATGTTGTCGGACTTGATATCTTGATGGACGATGTTGTTCTTTGCAATGTCAATCAGCCCCTTGAAAATGTTATGAAGTCCTTGAAACAGATCGATGAAGGTTGGGGTGGGAGTTGTTTTGTTCTTGAGTATTTTGTCTAGGTCGATGCCTCCGTCCGGGTAAATGATTTGCCACAGAGGCTTGTCTTTGGAAAGTTTCTTGTTAAGACTCCATGTAAAGTTCTCGCACTTCTTATACACATCTTGCATTTCTTGCAATTTGATTTTGCATTCTTCCAGGGGCTCAGCAAAGAAAGGAGTGCGGGTGTTTGCTTCTTTGAGGCTCGGAGGAAGGATGGCTATCATCATATCGTATTCTTCTGCTTGTTTCTCCGCACGATCAAACACCTTTGATACTGTATGTGGCCGTTGTTTTGGGCTGCATGGAATGGATGGACGCACCACACACCCGTATGAGCCGTTGTCCACGTAACTTAGTTGAGTGCTCATGCTCACTTACATATGTAAGACAAAACAAAATCAGACGCGCAAGATATAAGAGCGTAAAGCTACATGATCAAAGAGGTGTTATGACAGATCCATACGAAATTCTTGGGCTTCCTCGGAGCGCCTCTCTAGAAGATATCAAGCAGAAGTATCGTTCACTCGCGCGCCAACACCATCCAGACAAACTCGGGCATTTGTCGCCCGAGGAGCGTGCGATCCACGAGAGCTATTTTAAAAAAGTCACGGTCGCGTACAAATTTCTTGTGGATCACGCGCGCACACCGGGCGCAGACGGCTCGAGCGATGCGAGCGGTGCGGGGGGCGGTGACGCGGATGGCGAATCTTGGTACGATCCGAAGCTGTGGCATGAAACCTGGTCAAAGATCGAGGAACGCATGAATGCGGAGGACATTATGCAAACGATGACGTCTTTCTTTAAAACATCTATCTTTGACGCTGCCCTCAAATACAGCCAGATGAAGAAAGCCGCTGCCGCCAGTGAAGGTGCGAAGACACCTGATGCGCGGTCACTGCACAAAGTCACTATGAGCGCCACGCTTGCGGATATCCACATGCGCAAAAAGCGCAAGGTTCGTCTTTTTCTCAAGCATGAACCCGAACCATTGTTTGTCGTCGTAGACTGTGGTCAGTATCCCAAATGCAATGTTATTTGCAATACCGAGGACGATCGCGAAGTGCAAGTGGAGATCACTATGACATGCGCACATCACGTACTGTACTCCGTAATGGACTATGAGGCGAGCGAAGCTGGCTTCAATCCTTACGAAATGTATTGCGAAGTCTGCATAGATCTGCAGGAGTATTTCCTCGGATGCACAAAGGAGATGCCCTACCTAGATCAAAGCACGCTGTTCATTGAGATACCGGCGATGCCGAACTTGTACGAACCTATCCGGATCGACGGAAAAGGGCTGCAAGGCCGTGGGGATCTTTTGGTAGGTCTTCGGTTAGAGCCGCGTCAAAAAGTGCGGCTGGAAAATCTTCCGCCTGCTAAAAAAGAAATATTTTTGGAGACCATTTCTGGAGCGGCGGGAGCGTGAAAACTTGAAAACTATTTAAGGATAAATACGCCAACACATACATCAACTACACACTGATGCCCGTCAAGAAAGCCCCTGCGACTGCCACCTCTGCTGCCACCTCTGCTGCCCCTGCTCCGGCCGCTGCCCCGAAGGCCACCCCCAAGGCGGCGACGGCCGCACCCGCCGCTGCTGCCCCCAAGGCCACTCCGGCCGCTGCTCCCGCGGCGCCGGCTCCCCCGACCCCAGTTGAGGCCGAGGAGTCGCCTCTAACGCGTCTGACGAGCAAGGTCTCGGCTCTGGCAGTGCTCCTAAAGGAGGTTCAAGCGGAGCTGAAGGTCGCCCAAAAGGAGTACGACAAGCTAAAGAAGGCCAGCGAGAAGGCTGAGCGCAAGCGTGCCAACGCGCGCACCTCGCCCTCGGGTTTCGCCAAGCCCACCAAGATCTCGGATGAGCTGTGCGCATTCCTCAGCGTCGCTAAGGGCACTGAAATGTCGCGCACGGAGGTCACTCGCCACATCAACGAGTACGTGAAAAAGAACAACCTGTTCAACACTGAGAACAAGCGCGTCATCCTGCCGAACGCTGCCCTGAAGAAGCTGCTAGGCTGCAAGGACAGCGACGAAGTCACGTACTTCAATCTGCAAAAGTGGATGAAAGGACATTTTGTGCGCGCATAAGGAATGAAGGTTCAAACACTGCGAGAGCCTGAGTAAATTTGTTCATATTTTTTCTTCCATCTTGACATCTCAAGAAGTTTGTTTTGTGTTCCCTTGATAGAGCATGCCATACGTTATCCGCCGTGTTGGTAAAGGTTACAAGGTTTGCAAAGGCGAGAAAGAAGCCAAAGAGGCAAAGTGTTTCAGCAAGAAGCCGCTCACGAAAGAGACGGCAACAAAACAACGCATTGCGATCATCATAAGCGAGCGTTCCCGTGCCGCGGCGAATAAAAATGTACCGAAGAAGTAAAGACTGTCTGTCAATTACATGTTCGAGACCACTCAAGCAAAAATTGCGAGTGGTTTCCTTGCGCTGCAGTCGCTGACCGTGCTCGCAGTTATCATCATCGTAGCCGTGAGCTTTTCGGATGTTACCAAAGCACTCGGGGCAGATGGCCAAACACGGGCGCTGCTTCTGAAGATGCTCATTCCGTATCTGTTGCTCGTCATATTCAACTTCATCACCGTATTTGATCTGAACTGCACGGTTATGGGCAACTGTGGCATCTGGGCATGGCTAAAGACCATCCTCATCGTCTTGGGCGCTATCGGCTCCGTCATCGTTACCATCCTCTTGTACCTAAACATGCGCAAGCTGGCAAATACGGCCAAGAACTTGGCAAAGGCCAAAAAACAGGATCACGAAAGCAAGGAAGTTACCGAGGGGTTTAAGGATTTTGTCTACTAATGGGACATGGAGACTCACGTCATTTTTGCGAAAGCCGCAAAAGATGCGCTTGGTGGGGGATTGCCAGGCGCGGCAGCTATGGCCGCGCAAGTTACGTCGCTCATGTGGCTCCGAACGATTGTCAATTACCAATATCGATATGGAGGCACCATGTCAACCGCTGCCCGCGCGTTATATGCGCAAGGTGGGATTCGTCGGTTTTATGCGGGGTACCCTGCCGCCATTTTCCAGGCGCCTCTGAGTCGGTTTGGGGACACTGCTGCCAATGCAGGCGTCATGTCGTTGCTCAATTCACTCACAGCGACACAAAATTGGCCGCTGCCCCTCAAAACAGCATGTGCCTCTCTATGCGCCGGCGCCATCCGTATTGTCCTGATGCCGATTGATACGCTAAAAACGGTGATGCAGGTGGAGGGAAGTCAGCGTGGTTGGCGCGTGCTTCGCGAAAAGATGCAGCAGCCACGTGGAGCGGGTGGGGGAGTGGGCGTGCTGTTCCATGGAGCACTTGGAGCGTCGGCCGCCACCTTTGCGGGTCACTATCCATGGTTTTTGACATATAACTTTTTGAATGCTCATCTTCCACAGGCAGGCACTTCCCATCGCATGACACATACGCCACACTTTGCGCTCGTGCGCGCTGCCTTTATTGGGTTTTGCGCGAGCATCGTCAGCGACAGCATATCCAATTCGATGCGTGTCGTAAAAACAACCAAGCAAACTTCCGCTGTGCCGATTTCCTATACGGAAGCGCTCGGACTGGTACTCGCCAAGGATGGATGGCGCGGTGTCATGGGTCGTGGGCTCAAGACAAAGCTGCTGAGCAATGGCGTTCAGGGGCTCATGTTTAGCGTGCTATGGAAGATTGGACAAGACCATTATCGGGCGCGAGAAGCAGAAGTCCAAGAACATTAAAGGCTGGGGTCAGAGTAGGACTTGATCCATTCCCGGAGATCGTCTACGCTCGAACTCTCTTCAACAACCGCGAGCACTTCATACATACGCGATGGGTCTTCTGCGACAAGTTTGAGGACAAGCTTGCGATCTTTGGGGTCGAGGTCCTTCGTAAGCTCGGCGAATGCATACTCGTCGGTCAGCTCTTTGGCTTGTTTTTCTTTGTATGCTACCCACGCATTCACAATTTGAGCGGTAGGACTTCGACCCGGTCGCAACGTTTTTGCCATGTAAGGCACGCTGTCATGCACGTGCTTGTAGCCCTGTTTCTGATAGAATTTGATAACATTCTGGAGTGGCATCAGGTACACAAAATCCATCCCGGTCTTCAGAGCATGCTCGTGTATTGCATCCAGGAGAGCCTTCCCCACGCCTGCAAACGTAGGATCTGTTGGCGTCCTCGTGGATAATGTGGGTATGTACATGTACCGCCGACTCTTGACTTGCACGGTCATCCACCCGCATATTTTTGTGGGGAGTCCCATTTGGACACCGGGCATATCCTGCATAGAGAGCAGATGCCGCGTTTGTGCAGAAGGGTAGGAATACGTCAAACTCACAAACATCAAATGGCGACTCTCGGCATCACACTCGGTTTCCCAAGGAAAGATATCCACAAAATGCAATTTCTGCAACGCCGCAAGACCTTGTAAATACCGAAACATTTCACGATCCCTGGCGTTGTTACAATCAAGCATGCGAATCACGCACGTCTGCGTACGAGTTGCCATTACGATCCTTGAAAAGCGTGTAGAAAAAAGATCATATTAGTCACCGGCTAGGCTACGTAAACTTTCTGCTTTGATGCTCCCACAAGAATGTATTTGCCACCACGAGCACCCGTGTGCACGACGTAGTCCTTACCTTTATAGCATTGTTTCAAGGTGGCGTGCGCGCCTCCTGCATGGGGAAGATCGCGCACATCCCAGAAACGGATGGTTTTATCATCCGTTCCCGCCGATGCTAGGATGCGCCCATCGGGGCTCCATGCCACACTGCTTACAATACCGGAGTGCCCTTTTAGTACTCGGACGCGCTCCCCTGATGTAGGATCCCATATGCACGCGGTCTTGTCGCCGACAGCAGCAGCAATAAAGCGCCCGTTTGGACTCCATTCGATGTTGTATGCCGCTTCTTCGTCGTCTTCGTCGTCTTCGTCCTCGTTGTCGTCCTCGTCCTCGTTGTCGTCCTCGTCCTGCACAGATGCACCTTCCAGTGTCTTGACAAGACGCCCTGTCGCGGCATCCCAAATATGCACAGCCCGGTTTTCGGCATGCGCGGCTGCCAAGAAATTACCGTTTGGACTCCACATGACATCCATAAACGATTCTTCACCTTCCATGGACTTGACAAGACGACCATTCGATGCATCCCAGACACGCACCCCATCATCTTCTCCTCCCGACGCTATCAAGCTCCCATCCGGGCTCCAAGCTACACCATAGACGTAGTCCGTATTGATTTCGAGCATACGGTTGAGCTTAGTGGTGTCCTTCTCAATTTCCCAGATGTACAACATACCCTCTGTACATCCCGCGGCTAGAAAACGACTGTTTGGGCTCCATGCAACTCGGAGGACAAAGTCAGCATTAACCTCAATTCTATTGACGAGTTTGCCCGTCGCAGTTTCCCAAATAAGCACGCAGCCTGGGGAACAACCGGCCGCGAGGTACTTTCCATCTGGGCTCCATGAAAGCCTGTCCGTCGCTTTCACTTGTTCCGGTTGCATCTTGAGAGAACGACCTGTCACAATATCCCAAATGTGTACGTTTTTACCCGAGCCAGCTCCGGCGATATGCTTCCCATCTGGACTCCAAACAATTGCATTGAGAGCGATTTTTGTTTTGATGCCTTTCGTGAAGAGTGTATGTGTTTTCTTTTCCTCCATCAATCTCTTCGTCATTCCCTTTGTGCCTTTCATCATTTTTTGGAACGTCTTGTTTGTGGTAGCCACCTGCGCAAGAACTTGGAGGTCACGATCGGGCAATGCGTCTTTCTTTTTCGCTAAGGCACGAGGGATAAGTACCTTTGAGAACGCGTCTTCCATTTTAGAGTTGTCTGGGCTGGGTTCGGGGGATTTGGGTTTGGGGTTGGGGCTAGGAGATGCTCTGGGCATTTCAAATGATCTGTGCTCCTTATGTCTAAACAAGAAAATTATCCACACATCAAATGTCGTCTGGGTCGCGTGTGAATACGAGCTCTTCGCCAGGAAGCACGTCGGAAGTGGTCTGAATGACAACGCGTGGCTCTCCGTTCGTATACGTTATTTTAAGGACACAATTTGGCTGAACCCACGGTACATCCTCATAGGGAACTGTGCCATCGCGTATCATACTTACGATGCAACGCGGACGTACGGAGCAATCCATCACCAAGTCGTCTTTGACCCATACAATATCTTTCGCGTGAAGCGACATGTCCACTTCCCAAGTGTACTTTTTCTCACCTTGGATGTCGCCGAGGTACGAGTGCGCTGGAATATAGTCCAAAGCAAAGACACCCGTATGCGTATCATTTTCCAGTGCATGCATTCGATAAATGCTATTGTTGTAATACTGCTTTTCGTCGAGCGAGTGTCGTGGTTTCGGTGGCGCTTGCGCGGGGGCTTCAAATGGCGATGTAATGGACATTGACGACATTTGGTAATTGAGGCTGTCCATATCCTTGGTCTCCCTTAGGCAGCGATTGCTTCTGTCCTGGTCTTGCTTGTCTGGTGGGATCGGGTTGTCTTTTCTCCGCTTCAAATTTTTCAAGAATGCAGAACAGCCCCCGTCAGCACCCATGGAGGGAGGGCACTGCGAACGTTTGGGCTCGCGATCGCCAATACAACAAATAAATTGCATACGATATAGAATTTCATGGGGTGATTGCTTTTAATCAGATTTTTCATGTCGTCTGCTAAGCAGAAAAGCGCACCAACGCCATCCGGTTGTCCGCTCGTCAAACTCATGTCCAATTTGGACAGCGAGAAAAACGTCAGGGGAATGTTGCGATCCGTTGAGAGCTCATAATACATGTCATAGATCTGTTGGATAGACAGTTGGGTGAACCATTCAAGGGAGGTATAGAATCCGTACAGCTCATAATCGTAGAGAACGTCCGTGAAGGCAGCTTCGGGTGTTTGCCATCGCGATTCTTCATCGATGATGGTGGTATTGATTTGATGCATGCGCATGTGGCGGCGCAAACGTGCAAGGTCACGTTCATGAATGCTTTCGCGCGTATACGGATTGTAGGGACCAAGGTGATCAATTGAGTACAGAAGATGAGACGCTCGAAAAGCATAAACGTGACCCGTTTGATCGGTGTAACTGAAGATCTCATTTTGTGGAATGGATGCGATTTCCTCAAAGGTGAACGGATCCTCCGTATTGACAGATGGGGTGTTGGGGTATGGACCCGTCAAAGAAGCTGCACTTTTCGCACGCCAGGCTTTTTGTAATTTGCGGATGTAATACGTATATTTGTTTGCCCGATGAAGCTTGCCATAGAAATCGACGATGGTATCCGCAAGTTTGCTGATGGTCATCGCATGCGCATCTCGTGGATGTACCTCTAGTGTGAGCTTGGCGAACTCGGCAAGAGCGTGTTTCGTAAAAGCATGCCGGAGGAGCTTTGATAGAGTCTCTGTATTGCACGGCTCCAGAAAGGTCATGTAATCGAGCAGATCTTTCAACTTGAAGTGCAGAAATTGCGCCATGATGTCGCGAAAGTATCGATGCACATCCGCGTCGCAGCTCTGATGACGGCTGCAGAGGCCAGCCGGCAGGCTGGTCTTGCATCGGCACCGCTCATGGGTCTTGCTTATGTACATGCATTGCACGGGCATTATCACGCGCGATGTCTTCTTACAATATACATGGATGTAATCTTTAGGCAGGCACAAACCATTCGGTATCGAACGTGAATTGGGTCTTTCAGCCAGGCACTCGAGATAGGGGTTGTGGCCCAATTTCCGGGTGGGCAAAATGAATCCGAAAAATTGATTGCCTCCCAAAAAATGTCACATTACACAAGGTTTCAAGACCACACTCAGCGTGTGGCCTGCAATTGCAAACTCACTTAAAAACAACCCACAACAGTCTTCCAGACAGTCGATCTCACCCAGTCTCAAAAATGCCAGTCGCCCTGAAGCCCGAGAATTTCGATATCAACAAGCTCAAGTACGCCGAGGTCAAGCCTCTCAAGAACAACCCGCAGGCCAAGACATGCGGTATTTTCTATGAGGGCGACCGGCCTACGTTCCAGACGCCGGTGATGCACCTGCCGTACGGCATCAACGACAACAGCAAGCTGATTGGCCAGAAGGGCAACGAGGGCATGCCGAAGAAGTATGACGTTTCCCTGTCCTTCCGCGGTAAGGAGGAGAATCCGCGCCTGAACGCGTTCTTCGAAATGCTGCTCGCCATTGACAAGAAGATCAAGGACGATGCGTTCGCGAACCGCCTGACGTGGTTCAAGAAGGACTTTAATGGTCTGCGTGATGTGGTCGATTCGCTGTATTCGCCCAGCATCAAGTTTGACATTGACAAGGAGACGGGCAAGATTCAGAACAAGTACCCGCCTACGTTCGGCGTGAAGCTTCCGTACGATGCGTCGACGGATACGTTCAAGTTTGATGCGATGGACATGGCCAAGACGGAGCTCGATTTCAAGTCCGTGCTTGGCTCGCTGAAGGGCGGCAAGTGCCAAGCCATCGTGCAGCTCGGTGGGCTGTGGTTTGCGGGCGGCCGCTTCGGTTGCACGTGGCGGGTGGAGATGGCCAAGTTTGATGCGGTCAACAAGAAGTCGAAGTACACGTTCGATTCGGATGACGAGGATGATGCCGAGAGCGAGGACTCCGAGGACGCAGATGTGGCAGAGGACGCGGTGGTTGCCGTTGGCAATACGACGAAGATCGAGGATAGCGACGAGGACGACGACGATGAGGATGCGGCCGAAGACGACGAGGAGGAGGTTGATTCTGACCTTGAGGAGGAGGTCGCGCCGCCTCCGCCGCCACCGGTGCCTGAGAAGAAGAAGACGAGCAAGGCAGCGGCCGCCGCTGCAGCCGCTGCTGCCGCGGTTGCTGCTGTCAGCGTCACCGAGAAGCCAAAGAAGTCCAAGAAGTAGGCGAAGCAAGCCAATATCATGAGAAAAAACAAACGAGGGGTGGGTTATTTTTGTGGGTCTGCGAGCGTGTAGATATAATGACGGTCGACGTTCGGGAAGGGAATGCCGTTGAAGTGGCACGAGCCTGCGATGGTGTAAGCACCCATGTCTTTAAAATAGATCCAGTCGCCGTATTCCAAACGGGGCATCCAAGCATCTTTTAGTACGGTATCCATGCCGTCGCACGTGGGGCCAAACAGAGTGGTTTTACAGACAGGCTGAGAGAGGCTTTGCTTGAAAACGTGCGGTTTAGGGTCAATGTGATCATACAACATGCAATTGAACGAACCATAAATTCCATCGGTGATCCAGTAATCACGGGTATGAGGATCGGATGGGTAGTCGCGAACACCAATTATTTTTGTCATCAGCGTTGCACAGCGCTCTGCGAAGAATCGTCCGGGCTCCGCAATCACTTTGATGGAACTTGCCATGGAGGTCGGGAAATAGGTTTCCAATGTCTTTCGGATGCCATCGGGGATCCCGCCAAGCGTGGAAGGCATGAAGCCGCCCCCCAAGTCAATGATGGAAGGGGTGTAGCCATTCACAACCAACATGTCATATAATTCACGACATTGCTCAATCGCATTTGTGAATGCCGCTGGCGTGCATGCACCAGAGCCAACATGGAAACTTATACCGTCGATGCACAAGTCAAGAGTTTTTGCCACGGAGATCAGTTGCTGCCACATGTTGCGTGGTGCGCCGAATTTGTTGCTGAGCTGACAGCGAGCATTGGGATCGGTTGCGAATAGGCGCAGTACACATCGCATCTCGGGGGCGGCACGGGCAATTTTGTGCAGCTCCTGGACAGTGTCAAAGGTCGTGTGACGCACGCCTCGGTCTGCAGCATAGCGAATGTCCGATTCGCGTTTGCATGGGTTTGCGTAGATGATGCGGGAAGGATCTGCTCCAATGGCGAGCACGCTGTCAATCTCCGCAGGTGAGGCGCAGTCAAAATTGGCACCGAGCTGGCAGAGCATGCGCAAGATGCCGAGGTCAGGGTTGCATTTGATTGCATAATAAGGATGGATCCCTGGGAATTCATCCAGCCATTGCTGGTAGGTGCGGTGCAGGACGCCCAAATCATAAATATACACATTGTTTTCAAGACCAGGCTGTTCCGCTAGGATGTTTTCCATGTACGTTTCAACAGTGTCCCCCGACGACAACACGCGAACGTCAAAGTCGTCGATCAGAGCACACGGATTAGGATTCAAAGACACAGATGTGGGTGGGTTCTCGCCGGAGCTGGAATCGGAGCTTGCGTCCGAGCTGTCGCAGGTTACCGAGCTGTCGCAGTTTCCCGAGCTGCAACGGGGGCTGAGATTGGGGCTTTTGGAGAACAAGTGGCATTGATCGATCGTCAACGGGATACAGGGATCCTCGAGTGACGGCGCCAGCTTGAAAAAACGTATATTAACAATTGCCGAAAAAAAATAAGTGAAGTGTATCAGGTGCGATGTCCGCGTGTCCATTCCAGAAATACCGAGATGTCTTTGGGGCACCACGAACTGGTTTTCACGCCGTCCGAATATTTGATTTGGCGGCTCTTGACATCGCAGGAACCATCATTGCGGCATGGGCGATTGCCCGGGGAATGCGGTGGGCATTTGGATGGGTTTTGCTCATTCTCTTCCTGATTGGCGAGATTTTGCACGTCTTGTTTTGTGTCGAGACGCCCGTCGTCAAACGGCTAGAGATCATGGTGCAGAAAGCTTTGGCATCGCAGGATAGAACGCCTTCGGGATATCTTCCGGAATAGGGTCGCGCATCCGACAGATTGGGCACGTCCAGACCCGCGACGCGATTGCCAGCTTGTTGATAAGCGTGGCGTGAATCGTGTCCAGGCGCATCATTTGTTGCACGCAATCAAAGCAATACACGTGCCCGCATTTCAAAATTACACGCGTGTCCTGTGGAGTGACCTCGGACATGCAGATGGGGCATTCGCTTGCGAATGTTGGGTCAGTTACAAGACGCAGCTTTGCCGCGAGGTAGCCCAGCGCGATGGTGCGCTTAGACCGCAGGGACTGGTAATGCTCCATGAAACCGGCGTGCCCATTCTTTTCAAGTTTTTTGCAGATTTTATAGAGCGCTTGAAGATTGATCTCTATGTACGCGAGAAGTTCTCGAAAGAAGTCGGCCTCTTCATACGCATGCACTCGTGATGTTGTGCGACAGCAGCTCCATCGCGAGTGACTTTTGGCTATGTAGGACTTGCAAACGCGATGAACTGTGCAGTACTGTTCCTCGAGGTTCTTGAACGCCTCCTGGTCGGAGGCGATGGCGCCATATTTGAGTTGTTTTTTCCATGTCTTGTATGGCAAACACGTTGCACGCAGGTTTTCATTATGAAACTGCTGCCGGATGGCCTCCAAGGTCTTTGCAAACTTCATCGCTACATATACATGACAGGATGTCTTTAGCGCGTGATTCAACAAAAATGTTTTGAGGAATGTAGAAGGAACCTGAGCCCGCATACATGATGCGGCGACCGCTCAAAATCAGCGTATTGGTTGTTCTTGTAATTGTACTTGTACTTGCAATCGGTCTTCTTGCATGGTATCAGAATGGTCGCGAAAGGTTTGTGGTGAATGTGTGCGATCCAGTATCGAATGTATGTGTTGCTACCACCGATGGAAGTGCAGATACGAAACTCACACCTTTCCGTGAAGGTGGAATGATCCATATGCAGGGCAATACACAGATTACAGGAAGCGCGGGCACCCAAGGACCCCTGTTGCGTGTTGGAAAGCACAAGGACAAGGATGCGCTCACGGTTCGGGAAGATGGAGGGGTACAGCTCCACACTTTGAGATTTGGGAACGGAAGCAAGTCCGATCCTATATTATCAGCCAACGAGGGTGTCTTAGCTTTGAATGCAACGCGTCTGGACGTTTCCGGCGAGCTGGATGTCCTGGGTGGACTCAAGAGTGGAGGCAAGATGGTCATGACCGTCGATCAGGCGATTCCAGGACCACCGGGACCACAAGGAGTGCCGGGTGCCACAGGCGCACCTGGTGCGCCTGGCGCTACGGGTCCACCCGGACCTCCCGGTGCTCCAGGAGCACAAGGTGTACCTGGCCCACGGGGACCACCGGGAGAACAAGGTGCAAAGGGAGATAAAGGGGATAAGGGAGAAAGCGGCCAAGGTCTGCCAGGAGAGAAGGGCGAAAAAGGAGATCAAGGTGAAAAGGGTGAAAAAGGCGAGCAAGGAGAGCAAGGCAAAGAGGGACGTCCAGGTGCGATCGGCCCTCCGGGTCCGAAGGGGGATAAAGGCGACAAGGGAGACAAAGGTGACAAGGGTGACAAAGGCGAAAGCGGCCTTACGGATAACCTCGAGCGTGTCAAATTGCAACGTGTTCAATTAGGTGACAAGTTTTTGCTATCGGGCGTCGGCGACGCTCACGGCAACGATGCCTGGCTTCGTTTGTTTGATAAAGACAATAAAGGATACCATGGAGGCTTTGCGGCAGGCAAGCTCTGGACGCCAGAACTTTACTCCGTAGGTGCTGCGACCTTCAAGGGTGGCGTAAGCGATCAAAACAAATCCGCGTGGCAAACTCACTTTCCGTACAGTGGCGATGGTAAGAATTACATTCGCGGTGACACTGAAATTCGTGGAAACACAAACAATATTGGGCGGCTATCGGTTGGCAGTGATTTCTGTATAAAAGGAACGTGCATCAACGAAGCGCATTTGAGAATGCTAACGGACGGCTTCCGGCTACAAACGCTCGATAATGGTTGGCACCCCGGCAACTATATACATACGCACAAGGACGGTAATATGCGCATTGCGGACGCGCAATATCGTACAAAATATAGAATGGTCGCTGGTTGAGCGAAAACGTGCACATTCTTGTCTATATCGTGTCTGAATATGATGTCAAGTCAAGTACAAATTTTTGTCTTGTGAAATAGGTAGTACATGCCAACGAAAAGCAAGAGCACGAACACAAAAACAAGCATGGGCTCAAGCGCGAGCAAGTCTGCTCGCAAGAGCGCACCGAGTGCTTCAAGTGCAAAGTCTGACTCGCCCATTACGGGGGTCGTCGACGATACGTATAACACTTTAACACTCACAAAGAACGAGGCCAGGATGTTCAGCGCACAGTTGAAGCAGTTGCGCCGCCGTCCGCAGGTGGAAGCCGTCTTCCCTGGGTTCCAGCCTCCTCATGTGTCTGTGACGCCGCGCATGTGGCCGGGAGCGCGACCGGCATCGGCTCTAGCACCAGCGCCAGTGTCAGTGGACTCTACTACGCGTCGGAAATCTTCGCCGATTCAAGGGGTAGTGGAGCGCAAATCCCGTTTTGCAAAGGCAGCCGAAAAAGTCAAAACTTTGTTGAAGTCATCTCGCAACACGCGTGACTCGAAGTTTGAGTTCTCCACAGGAGGCAAATCTGGCAAAAAAGCTTGAGCAAAGACTTTCACAATACACCTATCCGGCTAACAAAGCGCGGCGGCCGCAAAAAGACTACCTAAACAAAAGATTCGCGTGTGGTGCATGACGAGTTCCAAACTCTTTTTTAGTCAAGTTCTTCGAAAGGAACATGATGAACTTGTGGCCATGGAGAACTGGAGCTTTAATTACTGTCCTTCAAAGAAGAACGTGGCTGTGATCGTAGAACCCCGGAAGCATGACATACTCGCTGCCGTGTGTGCAAATGTCATGTGGCATTTAGGTGGCTCGTGGAATTTGCATATTTTCACCGGGAGTGGCTGTAAACCGTGGGTGCAGGACACTGTGCTACGGCCGTTACGCAGCACCGCCAAAGTGACGGAGTTGGATGTCGACAATCTGAGCGTGAGCGCTTACAGTGCGCTTCTGATGAATCGGGCATTCTGGGAAGCGATTGCGGAGCCGCATGTGCTGATCTTCCAGACGGATTGTATCATGCTGAGAGGAGGCATGGCAAATTATGTGGACTACGACTATGCAGGAGCCAATTACTTCAATCATAGAGACCTTGCGCCGAAGATTGGCGGTATCCAAGGAGGCTTTAGCATGCGCTCGCGGGCATGTATGTTAGAGTGCATTGACCGCGTCAGTGAGGAATCGGTCAATCAGTATCGGCAGTCCCTCGGATACCGAGCTTTGTCTACCCCGATGGCAGAGGACGTTTACTACACACACGCATGTGAGATCTTGAACAAACGTGTGATTCCAGTCGCCGCTCGAAAGTACTTCAGCATCGAAGCCGAATGGTACCATGCCCCGCTCGCATTTCACGGGTGGGTTCATGACTATTTTGATCAGGAATATAATAAAAAATTAGTTGGTTACATGTAGAGAAAGCGATCAGACGATACTTCTGCATGGAAGAATACCACGCAGTGTTGATCGGCAATAACTACATTCTGATAAGCCAAGACGGCCAGACAATCCATACTGTTCCTAAAATGAGCTTTAGTCACGAAATTGGGGACTACAACAAAGTCATGGTCGAAAATAAAGATGGAAAATTCTTCGTGAAACAAATCCAACAAAATCAACCAGAGGGTTTCACAGGTGTTAATATTCCGCGGACTTGCAGCACGCAGCAGTCTCTAACAGAAGCAGGCGTGCAGACAGCAGCAATACAAGCAGGTGGGGCGGATGCCAAGACGTTGTTCAAGAAATACAAATGTATTCATACACTGATTGAAGGGGGCAACGTCGAAGATATCAAAAAAATCCAAAACGTAATTTTCGGCACAACCATGGAGCTCGCGGTATATCCGCTCGTACAAATTTCAGATACGACCATGCTTTTCCTACTGTTCCATGCGAACCATGACATCATGTTCCTCACATCGTCGGACGCAATCACAGAGAACGCAGCTATCCTTCTTGACAACCCGTATGTGCAACTAACAATACAGACGGTCGACGGTATTGGAAAGACAGCTGACATTCCGATGCCATGGATAAATGTCACCAGCCGCACCAAGCTTTACGATGTTGAGTACACCATGAAAATGCCGTTGTACATATTGCCTATTGCAACAGACCTCAAATACCCAAGCACAGCATCATCATGGCTAACGGCAACGCAAAACAGCATTCGACAATCGGCAAAAGCAGCTACAACAAAATTCGGAGTTTTTGGCAACACGATCGGCGCAGCAATCAACGAGAAAATCAATACTCCTGTGGCTGAAGCGTTAGGAAAAATACAGAGCAGGGCTATTGCCAGTGCAACAGATGCTGGAAATCGATTCGGTACCATTTTCAATGAAAAAGTGAATACACCCGTAGCCTCCGCGATAGGACGAATCCAAGAACAGGCTGTAGGAAAATTAGGCAAGGTGTTTCATAAATCACCACAGGTGCCTCGTGTTGCAGGTGGGTCACTTGCCAACGCGAAGGTTCGCAAGAGTCGTCGTGCATACTAGAGGCTTCTTGTCGTCGATGCCTACATATAGTGAAACCGGTTTCGCGTCGTCCTGTTTGTTTTTATCATATTGGATACCTGAAATATATTCAATACCCCAGTGTGCGACAAAGAAAGGGCGTGAGATGAATGTGATAGCGCCGCGCTCAATGTCAAACTCCACCCAGTGATGCACATAACTGCAGCGCATCAAGATGTTCGGCGTATCGTTGAAGATGATATCGTGTGCGATGACACCCCATGTGTTCCCATGTAGGTGAACTGGGCTGGTTGAACCACGGAATTTGGGGTTGGCGCTTGCGCTTGAGATGGTGTCCGAGTGGGTTTGCGCGGTTGTGGGGCTGGCGGCGGCCATGAGAGGACCCGTGTCGCACACAATTTTCAGGCGCCTAACCGTCGTCGCAACGTATTTCTCTTCGCCATCCAGTGCCGTCAGGTCTTCATCTACTTGATAGATCTGCAGCTTGTACATGTCAAAGAGCCACAGGTGGTCTCCATGCACAAACGGGCACACGTTCTTGACAGGCAGGCTGCCAATGTCCAGAACCGTCAGGTACTCCACGTCGGTCACGGTCTTGTTGAAATATCCCAGAAGCAGCTCATTGTTCATCACATCGGACGCATGTGTTGTGGCCGCCGTGAACCAGATGCGGTCCTTGTAGGAACAGATGCGTAGGTCTTCAATGCCTTGGAATAGATTTACATTGGGTGCCATTTTATCCCATGGGCACTCGATGGTGTTTGTTTGCTTCGTGGCATGGTTATACATGATGATCCTATTTTTCATTGCATTGCTCGTATGCTCTGTCAGGCGAATGTAGATCCAGTCCCCCACTGCGCTCGGATTGTAGAACTGCATGTTCTGTGGGTACTTGCTCGTGTCCATGAGAAAGCTTTTGTCGCCAGGTAGACGGCGTACGTAGAGAGGCATGATGTAAGACAGTGGCTTTATGGAATGGATGAGGAATTCCTTATATCGGCGTGGGCAAGGGCGTATGTAGGACGGCGCTCACCTCTTCAAGGCATGAGATACAGGTGACCTTCGCTTGATGGGTCTCGCCGACTGGAGGTGCCGCATCGGTCACCCAAACCGGTGCAAAGCCGGGGATGTTGACCAATGGCTTCAAGTTGTAAAAAGAGTCATCCACCACGACAAACTCCGCATCGCTAAACTGCGCGCCTTCACGATCTCGAATATACAGCACTGCTTTGTTGTAGAACGCAAGGTCTGGCTTCAGGCACCCATCCATCACCTCGTGGTCACATGTCAATAAGTTTGCGGCTGGCAGACCGATCCCCATGGCGTCGTTGAGGCTCTTCACCCACGCCATGGGCGCATTGCTAACGATGTAAACGGGCACCTCGTGTTTCTTGCACAGCGTCTGGATATGTTGAATGGCACGCAAGTCATTCTCGCATGGCGCTTTGTACTTGCGTGCATGCTTCATAACACTGTCATGATACACATACTTGTTGTACTCCTGAAGAGAGGTATGCCGCTGTCCGGGATAGATCTGAGTGAGACCCTTCCACGTGTGTCCATAATTCTTGTACAAGAATTCATTGGCACGAGCGGCAGATGCCGCCGACCATCCTGGGTTGACTTTATGATGCACAAAACGAACAGCGCGGCTCGCAACACGCGCCAACATGCGACGATCTGTAAAAACCACACCGTCAAAATCGAGCAACAGAACACGAGGGGGTTGAGAAAACATTGGGTGCAAACACAACAAGGGTGATAGCGAGAGCTCAAAAGCTATCTGCTTACAAAAAAGGATTGCGCGTTTTCTTTATTTGCTTTATTTGGCTTTCTTCGCGGGCTTGGCGGTGGCAGGGCGCTTCGCAGGCGCCGACCGCGGCTTCGCGACTTTACCCGACGATGGGACATCCGCCTGCACATGGAGAGCCGTGTCGCGCTCGATCTTCGCCCGGTGCGCCTCCCATGCCTCCATGAACTCGCCGAGCTCCTCGCGCCAAATATGGTGAATGGGCTTGGCCTTGAGTGCCTTAATGTCCTCAGCCAGCTTGGCGGCGTCCTTCTCGAGCGCCTGCTTCTTCTCCAGCGTCAGCTGATGAATGGGCATGCGTGTGAGGTAGGCATAATCCACCGTCTTGACGACGGCTGTGCCCAGAGGCTTGATCTTGCCGGAACCGGAGCTTGCGACATCCTCGTCTGCATCGGCAGCGGGTGCGGCGGCGTCGTCCTCGGGCACATACAGCTTTGGGTACTTGAGAACGACCAGCTGCTCCTCCACATCCTTCATTTTCTTATTCATGACCTGAACCTTTCCAGACACGACGTCTTGAATGAAGCGCACCTTGGCTGCCAGAATACGGTGCGCCGCCTCCATGTTCTTGAGCTGGTGGTGCTTGCGCTCCAGGTACTTGACCAGGCGCACCTTTGCCCATTGGCGCACAATGTCCTTCGCCGTCTTGAAGCGCTGGATGGCCGATCGCTCGTTGTACAGATGAATGTTGTTCATGCTCAGGTTCTTCGTGTTGGAGAGCTTGAAGACATCCACTACATGCGGCTCCACAGCCGCGCGCTGACCCGGGTACAGCTTGAGCACGAAGCGCACCTTTTTGTCGGTGTAGTGGCTCTCAAAGTCCTTCAGAACATTGCTGCCTTCCGTGATCATGGCCGTCAGGAACTCCTTATAATCCTCCGTCCAAACACCCACGGGCAACTCAAGCACCTCCAGTGTATTGTCATCCAGCCAGCGCCACTTACCGCGGCTGGCGTATGCGGAGTCCTTGTCCTTGTGCTCAATGATGTCGCCCTGGAAGCCCAGGTACCACGGCTTGATTTCGGACAGATGCGCCTTGTCGATCGCGGCAAAGCCGATCGCCTGTAGATCCTGCTTGGTGTCAATCACGCCCGCGCCATCGCTTTTATCCATCGCGTCGATGAGCTTCATGCAAAGTGTGTAAATGTCGCTCGGGTTGTGGCACGGGATGTTGGTACTAAAACCAGTGCCAATACCCAGGCCACCGTTCACCAGAATCATCGGAATAATAGGAATGTAGTACTCTGGCTCAACCTGCATGCCGTCATCGTCGATGTACTTTAGCACCGCAGCATCCTCCTCGCGGAAGATCGTGCGCGCAAGGGGCGACAGCAGTGTGTGAATGTAACGAGGTGATGCCGAATCTTTTCCCCCTTGAATCCTCGTTCCGAACTGCCCATTGGGCTGCAGCAGGTTAATGTTGTTTGCGCCCACGAACGTTTGCGCCATGCCGATGATGGCCTGCTGCAGCGACGTCTCACCATGGTGGTAGGCGGCGACCTCCGAAATGTATCCCGACAGCTGTGCCACGCGGATCTCCTTGCTGTACAGCTTCTTTTTGAAGCAGCCAAAGAGAATCTTGCGCGTCGATGGCTTCAGGCCATCGCACATATGAGGGATGGAACGCTCCAGATCCGAGTTGCTAAAGTGGATGAGATCCTTATCCACGAAGTCCTCGTACGGCACGACCGGGTTCGCATAATCCAGAATGCGCTCGCGGTCGTACTTCATGAGCCACGCCTTGCGGTCGTCGGCGCGCTTCTTGTTGAACGCGAGATCCATGTTCTCGTCCGATGTCTTGCCATTGTATTTGTAATTCACCGCCTTCAGTTGGCGGAAGTACTCCTTGGCCTCCTCTGCCGTCGACGTGCCAAGCCCCTTATAGTACTTGAACGACCAGCCGCGGAGCGTGCCAGCGGCTTCCTGCTGCTTATACCACTTTTCGAATTCCGCAAGGTTGTAGAATGAGAGCGTCGCATGTTGGCTATGCGATGCCTTGATGACCGGCGTCAGCATACTGGTCAGGAAACCGTCGCGCTTGTAGAGCGACGGCCACAGCGACTGGAAAACGTTGAACATGAGTCCCTTGATGTGACTGCCATCCTCATCCGCATCCGTGAGAAGCATGATCTTGCCGTACCGGAGGCTGTCAATGTCTTCGTAATTCTTGCCCTGCTCAAGACCGATGATCTTTTTGAGATTGGTAATCTCCTCGTTCTCCAAAATCTTCTTCGCATTGGCGTCTTTGACATTCATGATTTTGCCTTTCAGGGGGAACACGCCGTACTTGTCGCGCCCCACCACGCTGAGACCGGCGATCGCCATGGACTTGGCAGAGTCTCCCTCGGTGAGGATGAGTGTGCAATCTTTGCTATAGCGCGTACCGGCGTGATTGGCATCGTCCAGCTTGGGCACCAGTACGCGGGTGGTCTTCTTGCCGTCCGTCTTAGCCAGCTTCTTGGCATCATGGAACTCGGTGAGGCTGATGGCCTTTTCCAGAATGCCCGTCTTATACAGTTTGTCAAAGAACTTGTCGCTGAGCTCGCATTTGGAGCCAAACTTGGACGCCTGAGTCGTCAGGGTCTCCTTCGTCTGACTGTCAAACGCAGGATTGACGATGCTGCTCTTGATGAGCACGAACAGGTTGTCCTTGATATGCTGCGGCTTCACGTCCTTCTTTTTCTTGGCTGCCATTTCGCTGAGACGCTTGGTAATTTGGTTGGTGATGTGCTCCACATGCTTCCCGCCGCGAAGCGTGTTGATGCCGTTGACGAAGCTCACTTGTTCAAATTGGCCTGCATCAGAGTACGTGGCAATGACCTCCCAGCGATCATTGCACACCTCGTATGCGCGCGGCCGAGCGTCCTTGGCGCCAATGTAAAGATCCGCATACTTCTCAAAGTCCTTGGCAGCCAGCTTCTCGCCGTTAAAATAAATGCTGACATTGGCGTCGGTGGTCGCGCACGCATCCATCGCGCGCTTGCGGAAGAGCTGGAAGATGTCAGGTGTGATGCCGCTGAGACCAAAGCGCTTGTATTCGGGCGTGAAAGAGATCTCCGTGTACGGCGCCTTGGTGTAGGCCTTGACCGAGGGCGAGGACTTGGCCTTCATGTTGTCTTTCCAAGTCTGCTTGTAGATGCGCCCGCGCCGATGATCCACTGTTTCGAGCTTGAATTCCGTGGAAAAGATGTTGGCCAGCTTAGCACCAAAACCATTCTTGCCGCCCCACAACTTCTCTTCGCTCGGGTCGTAATTCGTGCTGGTCAGGAGGTGGCCGAAAATGAGCTCGGGAATCCACACGTCCCCGTACGAAGAGTGCTTTTCGACGTCAATACCATCGCCGTCGTTAAAAACCGTGATGCGGCCTGTGGTTTGGTCGATGGTGATTTTGATGGTTTTCACAGGTTTCACATCTTTGGTCCCTGCTGCAACGGCGGCTTTGAGACGCGCGACCTGATCAATGGCATTCACAAGAACCTCGTCGTAGATTTTGTAGAGACCAGGCACGTACGTAATTTCCTTCTTTTGCATGGATGCGGATGCATCATCAAAAATATAGGTCTCAATTTGCGTGCTCTCTACCGAGCCAATGTACGTGTCTGGCAGCTGATACACATGGTCGCGCTGTTCCAACTTCTTGTACTTGGCATCGAGATCTTTCGCCATTTTCTTGCAATCTACCTAGAAAAGAATGCTTAGGTCAATTTTTGGAAAAACAATAAAGAGGATCGTGCGATTTGGGCCAGAGGCTCCATGACGGGTTTGCGCTTTTGCAATCAGGCCTTTGTTTTGGACGATCGTTTGGCGGAACCTTGAGTGGACTTGCCGCCAGCTAGCTCTGCTTGGAGTTGTTCATTGTCGTAACGTCTTAGCTCTTCAAGCTTAGCAACCGCGCTAACAGCGTCTTCGAGTGTCGTAGTCGCCTTCGCGGCTCTCTTATTTGCAAGGCGCGCGGATTGCCGCCGCTGAGAATCGAGTTCCATTGGGTTTCCTTTCGTCAAATGCTCAAACATGCGTTCCGTTTCATGCATTTCCTTTGTGATCAGCTCTTCTACCTTGCGGAGTTTCCCTTGATTGGTTCGATAGAGATGTACTTTGTTTTGAAGGGCTTTTGCTCTATCGGGGCTGGACGTTTTTTCAAGTTTGCCAATTAGGTCGTCCGTAGCATGGTTCTGCGCTGAAATGTAATCCAGTACGTACGTTAATTCATCAAGATACGTGGTCATCATTTGGGAACGAATTCGTTCGTAACTATTCACTAGGTTGGACAAGTACACCCGCATCGGCCTCTTTTTTAGAAGCATCAGCAACTGCTTTCTTGCGCCTTTTTTGATGCTGCTAGGCGACGACATCGCATTGAGGACGGCGATATGCGGCTCCAGTGTACGGATCGGTGCAAGAACGTATTCATCGAGCTCGGCTCTTAGCTTGGCGCGCTCTTCGGTGAACTGACGCTCAAATTTGGAAGGCGATGGCAGTGCTTTAGGAAACGCTGGTGGAACACGTTTCCGTTGGGTCGCCGCCGAGAGTGCGGTCGTGATGGCAAGGGGAGGAGAAGGCGCCTCCCAATCCATATCTTCATGACTTGTGATCGGGCTCTTTGGGCTCGCGGATTTACTTTTCGGAGGCATTTGTATTACAAGATAGTCACAAAATTTGTAACGTCTCACTGTCGGTTTGTTAGCCGAGCGTACGGACATAATCATATACCTCTGCCGCAATCTGTTCAATGGTTTTGTTTTCCACGTCGATGCACACCACGAGGCATCGGTTATACAGCGCCATCATGTAAGCATACTCATGCAGCTCGTGAAGGCGCTTCACGTATTCAGGGTTGATGGCCTCCTCGGAAGTGCGAGCGCGCGCGGAAATACGCCGCATGCAATTGTACGGGTTCGAGCGCAGGTAAATATAGACGCTCGGACTCCATGAACGCATGGTCAGTGCATACATTTCCTGCAGCATGGCATTTTGCTGATACGTAATGCGCCCGTTTTCAAGGTTTGCCGGCACGAATACCACAGACTGGAAAAAGGGAGACCGCTCCATCATCAGGGTGCTACGTAGGTTCTTGTCCTGAATCCAACACCGATCCAGCCAAATGCGAACTTGGAATTCAAACGCTCCGCGGTTATTGTAATACATGTTCTGGAGGAACGGCTGCCATTTCTGTACCGGCTCAAGATCAATCGGCAGTCCGTATTTGGCATGGAGGCACTCTAGGACGGAGCTCTTACCCGAGCCAATATTGCCATCAACTGTGATGATCATAGTTGGTTGCTGTGTTGTCACGCGGAATTCTGGGAATACGAATGATGCATAAAAAGGAAACCACGCCTATCAATTTTTAGCCTTGCCATCTTGGGCCAGGGTTTCAGCTCAGTTGAAGAGTGCGTGCCGCTTGAGTTTGAAAATCTTCTCAAGCGATCTCACATTGATCGAGGGCTTCGCACGCATGTCCGCGGCGAGACAATCCAGGTGGTGGAACATCACCAATAGGATATCATGAATCGCTTGCTTGCTCACCGTCGTGGAATGCAATTTCGCAACCGCGCGCACGAACTTGGCGAGAGGCTTTGACGCATTCTCTCGGAAGGATGACATGTGCGCACCACCCATCATGGCACCGTTCGTTGTGGCGATTTCTGCACGCGCTTCATTTGCAGCGAAATTAATGGTGGTGGAATTCAGGCCTCCAAAATGCGACGGCGACATCGTGGAGGGCGCCTGGGGATTGAAGAAGGCCTCCGGCATACTCATGCCCCCTCTTTGACCGTGGGCTGGCAGGCGCGCCGGCGCATGCGCACTGCATAGGGCTCTGTAACGCTCATCGATCGCCCGCACATGTTTCGGCTCCACGCGTTTGGATTCATAGACAAGCGCCATGGTGCACGCCAGACTGACAACGTTATAGATAAGCGCCTCGATGTGATCTTCAAGTGCGCTCAGCAAATTTTGCCGGATCTCGGACGTCTTGCATTGAGCGGACGTGTAAGTTAAATAACGTTTGATGAGGTCGCGGAACTCGCGTTCGATGGACATCTCCTGCTAAAAGCAGCCAAAATAAAATATGGTAGAAGGTCAAGAGAATGAAGGAGCTATCGCCTTACGAAAACAAGGCATATGGCGGTTACGGTATGAACGGCCGCGTCGACATTAGCCGCGAGCATGGTCTAAATGTGATCCCAGCGTACACACCAAATCGCCAGGTGGCGTTCACGCAACAGGAAGCGCTGAAAGGCCAGTTTGCTACCAATCCTCTTTCTGACCTGTACTTTTCACAGACCAACCTCGACGCCCTACAGCATGGCATCCGCTACAAGATCTACCAGGCCACGGAGGGTAAGCATGTGATTGGCCGCCAGAGTGAACAAGACTTGCGCGTTGTCATGCGCAGTATCTATCTGCAGTATGCAAAGCACCTATCGTGCGACTTCGTTAGCCAGGTGCGCGAGCTGAACGCCAAAGTCCTGGAGTGGGTTGTGCCTGAAGTCCTCAGCAATTTGCGCCAATATGAAACGTACAAGCGCGACGTGAGCACGTTGCCGCTTCCGATGGAGCGAGCGCCGCTTCAGACACAGAAGGGAACCAAAGTACTGGAAATTAAATCTTTCATCTGAGTAGAGTACGCGAGTACGCGAGCACGCAATGAGTTCAACGGGTGCAGATACGACAACCACCGAAGATAAGGCTTTCCAAGCCAACAAAGCGCGCCTATTCAAGGGTACCATCGCCGTCTGTGCAGTGTACGGCTTCATCGCCATCAGCATTTTGATCAGCATGTTTTTCATACCGAAATCGCGCGAGATCCTGGGTGGAACTTTATATGCCTTCAGCATCACGTTTGTGATTGGCGCAATCCTGATCATTGCATTCCTGTTGATCCAAGTATATATGTACGCACCGGCGGCAAAGCGCGAAGACCTCGCCAACCTGATTCTGTGCCCGGACTACTGGCAATTGCAGCAAACGCCCGAGAAGGTCGTGAACACGTTCCCTGAAGCGGATCGTCCTTTTGTGAAGTACTCGTGTGTCCCACAAACCTCGGTGTATGGTGCAACCACCGCGGCAGTGCCATCCACGCCATCTGGCAGCACCGTGATTCCGGTTTTGTCGCAATTCAACCAGGGCAAAACCGACGACGTGCGCATGGACTGCAACCGCATTTATCCGGCCTACTTGGCGATGAAGGACAAAAAGGACTACCCGAACAAGCCCAATACCTTGCGTTGTGATTTGAGCTCGCGCTGCCCCAACATGCCATGGACAAATGTGTGCGCATAAGAGCGCCCCCTCACTCCGTTTTCTAGTTTTTTTAGCATTGCGCTCAAGATGCGCATGCGGCCTCGCGCGCACTTAAAAAATCGGCGTTATAGTACAGCAACCGACTCGGGAGCTGCGAACAATGCGGGTTCTCAAGCGCGACGGTGCATATGAGCAGGTGTCTTTTGACAAGGTGCAACGCCGAATTCGCCACTTCTGTGGTGATCTAGGGGGTGTGGATGCCGACGGCATCGCGCAATTTGTCTGCGGGCGCATCTATGACGGTGTAAAAACTTCTGAGATTGATGAACTCACTGCCCAGATCTGCAGCTCGAAATCCACCGAGCACCCCGATTATGGCGTCCTTGCCGCCCGCATCATCATCAGTAATCATCACAAGACCACATCGCCCTCCTTCAGCGAGACGGTGTCACAGCTCTATTGGATGTATGATGACAGCAAGAAACACAATCCGCTGGTCAGCCAGGAGCTCTATGATATTGTGCAAATGCACAAGGAGAAACTCAATTCCATCATTGATTATGAGCGCGATTACCTGTTCGACTACTTTGGTTACAAGACCCTGGAACGCAGTTATCTCCTCAAAATCAATGGCAAGGCCGTCGAGCGCCCTCAGCACATGTGGATGCGTGTAGCTCTTGGCATTCACGGTTGGGATATCAAGGATGCCATCGAATGCTATGAGCTGATGAGCCGCCGCTACTACACACACGCAACGCCCACGCTTTTCAACTCGGGCACACCGCGTTCTCAAATGTCCAGCTGCTTCCTAATGTCAATCAAGGATGACCAAGATAGCATCGAAGGCATGTATGACACTGTCAAAGACATGTGCCTCATTTCAAAGTACGCCGGTGGCATTGGTCTTCATGTGCACAACATTCGTTCGCGTGGTTCATATATTCGCGGTACCAACGGGCGTTCGACGGGTCTCATTCCGTTCTGCCGAGTTCTGAATGAGGCAACGCGCCATGTGAACCAGTCTGGCAAGCGCAACGGCAGCGCCGCAGTGTACCTGGAGCCGTGGCACGCCGACGTCTTCGAGTTCATCGCACTGCGTCGCAACACGGGCTCCGAAGAAGAGCGTTGCCGTGATCTGTTCATTGCACTTTGGATTCCAGACCTGTTTATGGAGCGCGTGCAAAGCAACGGCATGTGGTCGCTGTTCTGCCCCGACGAGGCACCAGGTCTCGCCGAATGCTACGGCGAGGAGTTCAATCAGCTTTATCTGAAATATGAGGCGGAGGGGCGCTTCAAGAAGCAAATCAAAGCGCAAGAGCTCTGGATTGAGATCATCAAGAGCCAGATTGAAACCGGTGGCCCCTACATGCTTTACAAGGACAAGTGCCAGCGCTCGAACCAGAGCAACCTGGGTGTCATTAAGAGCAGCAATCTGTGCTCGGAGATTCTCCTCTATAGCGATCCAAAAGAGTACGGAGTGTGCAACCTCGCGAGCATTGTGCTGGGCTCGTATGTGGAATATGATGAGAACAACAAGCCGTTCTTCAACTTTAAGAAGCTTCATTCCATCACACAGACCATCATTCGTAGCATGGAGAAGGTCATCACTCGGAACTTTTACCCGATCCCCGAGACACACAACAGCAACATGCGCCATCGCCCCATTGGCGTCGGCATTCAGGGTCTTGCGGATGCCTACATTCTCATGCGCTACCCATACGAAAGCCAGGAAGCTGCCGACCTCAATAAAGCCATCGCCGAGACCATCTACCATGCCAGCATCATGGCTTCCATGCAAATTGCGCGCGAGCGTGAGGAGCAGATCGCGCGCATGGAGTACATCCAACTGCAGACGGGGGCTGTGCGCGAGGAACTTGAGAAAGAGCTGCGGGCGCTGGAGGCAGGGCTCAGTCTCACGGCGGAAGAGCAGGCCATGGAGAGCTACAAAGGCGCTTACTCGACGTTCGGCACTTCCCCGGCGGCGCGTGGCGTGCTGCAATTTGACATGTGGGGGGTGACGCCGAACATGTACGATTGGAGCGAACTCAAGGCCGACGTGCAAAAGCATGGGCTGCGTCACTCCGTCCTCATTGCGCTCATGCCTACGGCGAGCACCAGCCAAATCATGGGCATGACCGAGTCATTCGAGGCCATCACGAGCAACATTTACCAGCGACGCACGCTGGCAGGTGAATTTACGGTGATCAACAAGTACCTCATTAAAGACCTGATTGACCTAGGCCTATGGAATGTGGACCTCAAAAACCGCATTCTGGCGCACCACGGCAGCATTCAAGACATTGCCGAAATTCCGGCGCATATCCGCGCTCTGTACAAAACGGTGTGGGAAATCAAGCAAAAGACGGTCATTGACCAATCGGCGGATCGCGGCCCCTTTGTTTGCCACACGCAGTCACTGAACCTCTACCTGGAGGATGCCGACATGACCAAGCTCACCAACATGCATTTCTACGGATGGAAGAAAGGTCTGAAGACGGGTCTATATTACCTGCGCACCCGTCCGAAGGCAAAAACCATGTCGTTCAATCTGGATCCAAACCTGGTCAAGAAATCGGCGAGCCTGCAAACGGTGCAGCAAGTAGCACCGGCCGAGGAAGAGCCGGTGCTTGTTTGTCGAAAGGAAGAGGGTTGTGTCATGTGCAGCGCTTGAATATAACGATATAAGGTCATAGGGCACGTCTTTTTTATTCGGATGGGCAATACAGAAAGCACCCCATCTTCACGGTATCTAGTACCGTACGTGCATGTCCGTATCTCCATCGATGCTAATGAATATGTTCACGTAAAGCTTTTTCCAGAAGACGTCGTGACCATGAGCCGCTTATTGAAAGATGCGCGGAATCAGGATGATGAGCGGATGGGAAAAATGCCCGAGCCGCATCTGCGACAAGTTGCAGAAAGGCTTAGCTCCAGGGATCCCCGTTTCGACCAAGATGTGTTTGTAGCGGTGCACGATAGCAGCTCAGGTGAATATGTTTCGTTTTCCGTTATCGCAAAGCGAACGCTCGCTGACATTCAAAAAGAAAGAAGCATTTGGCTTGAACCCCTAGGAAACCCGTGTACGCCGTAAAAATTGATTTTGTTATTGTAAATACGCAGCCCAATTTGCTCGCGTTTGCAATTGTTTGCTTTGTTCAGTCGGTTAGCAGCGTGCGTTGATGCTAAAAATGTTTGACGTGGTAAATGTGTATAACCAAATTGCAGCAAGCTTTGACAAGACACGCGTGAGTCACTGGGATCGTGTCGCACAATTCATCCACGCCCTGCCACCGCGGAGCCGTCTCGGTGATATTGGATGTGGCAATGGCAAGTACTTTGACATCCGCACAGACATTGAGATTATGGCATGTGACGCAAGTGAAAAGTTAGTTAATATCGCATGGGATCGGGTGCACAAACATGAATACAAGCATGTGGAGATTTATCAAGCCGATGTCAGGAAGATACCGATCTTGTCGGACTTTTTGGATGCTGTTATCTGTGTGGCCGTCATTCATCACCTTTATGCGTACGAAGAACGCCTCAATGCGGTCTTGGAGCTCTTTCGCATCATTCGCCCTGGAGGTTGTCTGATGTTTACCATGTGGGCGGAAGTCAACATGGAGTCGCGCAAGGAGACAAAAAAGTGGATTGCACAGGAGCGTAAGGGCGACTATTTGATTCCTTGGACGTTGTCCGAAGATGGGGAACAACGGACGCTGTACAGATATTACCACCTCATGAACGAAAACGAGGCAGAACAGATGCGCGTGGACATCAAGGACGCCATTGAAAAACAAGGCATGGAGGCGTATGTGGACTTTGACTTGGAGGCGAACAACTGGAATTACATTCTTACGAAGCCTAGGGGGCAAGCGTACAAACGATAATGTGGCCAAATAGTATAGAGGATACATCATGAAAACTGGGCACGCCCATCACTACCCGAAAACCATTGTGACCTCCAAAGACGGGTTAAGGTACGCCGGCCGTCGTTGGATTTGTAATGAAATTCAACAGACCATTGCCGATCGCATGCAATTTGCGCATGAACGCGCGGTGCGTTACCGCATTTTTGACGAGGTGCCCGAGAAAGTCCGGAAGCAGCGCAAGCGCGTGGCCATGCTCGGTTGCAATAGTCCTCAGGTGTCTCCTGGTTCACCGTCGAGTGCGTGAATTGAAAGGAAAATGCAAGTTTATTTTTTCGAAGAATCGCGAGCCGAGCGGATGCCACCCATCCCAAGATGCTCACGCATATGGAGAAGCATTTGTCGCTTTTGCATGAGATCTTCCGCGAGCGGCGCATAAATGTTATGGCGTTTTAACCACCAAGACCGGGTCAATTCCGATTTCTCGCTTTTCAGACTTCGGTCAATGTATTTGCGGTACCTGTCGACCGCAGGAGCCCAAGTGATTACATCTTTCTCAAATGTCGACAAGGTAATGTTACGAGTATTATCCATGAATGCTTTGCTTGCTTCAGGTGTGTCAGGTGTAGATTCAATGAAATAATTGTCTTTGTCTAGAAACACCTGATTCCAATTACCATCGTCCGAGCGAAACACCAAAAACTCGCCAGAACGGTCAATAAGTAGTTTTCCTGTCAATCCTTGAGACACGTACTTCACCGCAAGCCTGTAAAATTCAGAAACATAATCCGCGTACTTCTTATTAATATGTTGAATTTGTTCGTCGGTAGGTTGCGTAAGCTGTCGGAGCTCCATCTCCTTTTGCCGATTTGCAGACAACAAGACATGTTGAGCAATGGTTCGGATGGTCGGCCAATCTCCGATTTTGGCAATTTTGGCCAGAATATCGATTGGAATGTCTACAGATGGGGGCGACGATGTCATACGTACAAGTACTTACAAGTACTTAACATAATTTTCCGATTGGAAAGTACAAACCAGCACAACATTGCCGATCGCATGCAATTCGTACACGAACGCGCAGAGCGTTATCGCATTTTTGACGAGGTTCCCGAAAAAGTCCGGAAGCAGCGCAAGCGTGCGGCCATGCAGGGTTGCAATAGTCCTCAGGTGTCTCCTGGTTCACCGTCGAGTGCGTAAAGTCAAATTCTCTGTCAACCACTGTATAATGTCCAGGTTTCCATTTTCTGCGGCCGATTCCAATGTGAAATTGTCCCACGGACAACGGTTCTCCTTAAGCCACTTCAGGTTGTCCAGGTTTCCGTGTATAACGGCTTTTCCGAATGTCCAAACGTTCCACGGACAGCCGTTCTCCTTGAGCCACTTCATGTTTTCCAGATTTCCGTTCCAAGCGGCGGATGAAAATGTATCATCGTACCATGGACAGTCGTTCTCCTTCAGCCACTTCAAGTTGTCCAGGTTACCGTTTTTAGCGGCTTCTGTAAATGTCGAAGCGCACCACGGACAGTCGTTCTCCTTCAACCACTTCATGTTGTTTAGGTTACCGTTTCTAGCAGCTGCTGAAAATGTCCAAATGTTCCACGGACAGTTGTTCTCCTTCAACCACTTCATGTTGTCTAGGTTCCCATGTCTAGCGGCTGATGAAAATGTCAAAGCGCACCACGGACAACCGTTATACTTCAGCCACTTCATGTTATCTAAGTTACCGTTATAAGCGGCTGATGCAAATGTCCAAACGCTCCACGGACAGCCATTCTCCTTCAGCCATTTCATGTTGTCCAGGTTTCCGTTCTTAGCGGCGTATGCAAATGTAAATTCGTTCCACGGACAGCCGTTCTCTTTCAACCACTTCATGTTGTCCAGGTTCCCATTTTGTGCGGCCGAGTCAAATGTCGAACTGTCCCACGGACAGCCGTTCTCTTTCAACCACTTCATGTTGTCCAGGTTCCCAGTTTGTGCGGCCGAGTCAAATGTCGAACTGTCCCATGGACAGTTGTTCTCCTTTAGCCACTTTACGTTGTCTATGTTTCCTGATTGGACTACAAGTCGCATAAGTTTACCTGAAAGCATGCTGAATTGTTGGTTCTTGAAAATTTCAGACGGCAAGTACTCGGACAGTTTGTATTTGTCTTTCTGAATCGACGTATAGAATGATTTGTTTACATGCCGCAGGATTTGACGACTGTTATGGTCACATTTGTGTACTATAATCTTCCATAAATCATCGGGTAACTCCTGATCAGGGAAGGGCATTTTTGGTATTTGTTCGTATTGTATTTAAGATGAAAATGGCTGTATTTCTCAATTTTTGGTGCCAACCCACCGTCTGCATAGACCGACCCAAAACCGGCAAAACCACTTTGTTTTTCTTTCATGCCCGTAAGTAGGCGTGCATAGGTGCGGCAAAATAACAATGAGTGAAGCCATGGAATACCCTGCAGACAAAGAGACCATTTATGCTCAATTGAAAAGGGCATGGTCTTCCAAATCGCCGTCCGTTAAATACTTTGGACCCATGCTTACTGTCGATGGCAGATCCGTCGCATTGCGCATTCCAGGCATTGCAAATGTCCTTCCACGCCCCGGTCAAAGCAGTGAGGAAAATCCCGATGAACTCACGGAAGAAGAAGAAAGGAATCCTGCGATGATTGAAGCGCTCTGGCAACCCCATGAATCTGTGCCGCGGATGCGCGCATTACTCGCACATGCCATGACTGACCGCTCCCTGAAAACAGGCGATATGCTACTCACGCTGCGATACGGTCGTTATCACGTCGGCTGCACTGGATTTGTTGTACTACCGTGGCATAGAGCCATACCTGTCGATGTTGTGTTCCCTGTCTGGCAACAAGAGGATCGGAGTGTGGCGATCGTGATTCCACACGCGCTCGTGACGGAACATGTGAAGCAGGCGCATCTGATAAATTTTGGAGCCACAGATATGAGTCCTGTGGGTCTCGAATTCCGTCTCATCCCAACGTCGCCGATTTCATGGATCGATTTTGGAGGAAATGTTTGGGTGAAATTCGTCCGTGGCGCTGGCGAAAGCGAATTGCCGAAGAACCGCATGAATTCAAAGAATACGGAGGTCTTCCACGGTGAAGGCGAACTTCATGAAGATCCTGATTGGAAGCGCGAGATCGAGCTACCCAAGCGTTCTGCAACGATCATATCACGGGCATATCGGCGTCATCTGTACCATCCCGATCATCCGTTTGTGCAAAAGACGGCACAGAGATTCGCCGAGTCTGTGCGAACTCAGGTTCAAGACAAGAAAGGAGGCAAAAAGCCAGTCAAGGAAGCGAAAGCGCCCCAACGGCAATCCACGAAATGAGCAGTTTTTTGTCCAATGTAAAAGTAAGGATGGCCGGACTCCCACATGTGTTCATTCTAGATTGGGATGGAACAATCGTAGGAAAGGTCGATTATCAGTCGCAGCGTTTCAATCTTGCAAAAACCGTTCGTCGGTATGGCTTCCGTATCCCCAACAAGCCTACCAACGTTCCGCATGCATTTACCAAAGACGAGCGCCTGGTGCGTCCGGGTTTCGCGGCATTCATTCGCAGTATGCGCGAATTCTATGGGGGTCAGTGCGCGTTTTTCATCTACACGGGCAGTGAAAAGTCGTGGGCCTTGCAAGAGATCGGCTGGGTGGAGCGTGCACACGGCATCAAGTTTGAACGGCCGATCTTCACACGCCAGGACTGCATTCTTGATGCATCGGGTAATTACCGGAAGAGTGTGAAACATGTCTGGCCACGGATCCTGCGAGCGCTGCAGTCAAAGCATCGCATTTTTACCAAGGCCGAGCGTGACCAGATCTTGAATTCGCACACCATGATCATTGACAACAACGCTGTGTTTATGGACTTTGAGCATCGTCTTCTCATCTGCCCAGACTATGGCTACATGGTGTTCGAAAACTTGTTCGATGGTTTTCCCAAAGAGGTCTTCCGTCACCCGAGCGTACAACAACTCGTGCTGTCGCTGGTCAATGACGGCATGATGTGTCCATATGTGCGCAAGACGGGGTCGGCAGCTGCCGCAACCGCAAAGAGCGACCGTGAAGGGCGCGTGGACACCACAGGGGTAGGTTTAGACACCATGATGGACATGGCGCGGCGATACGAATGGTTCGCAAACAAGTGCCGTACCATCGGCACCATGAACCGTAGCTATTTGAATGACATCTTCTGGAAGTATTTGCGGAAGCTTATTCTCAAGAATAACATTCAGACGCTTGATACAAAGCTCATGCAGCAGCTGCAGAGTGCGGTGTGGAAGCGACAGAAGTCTTTGCAGATGGGCGGGGCGAATGGGAGTGCTTGATGAGGAGGGGTGTTTGTGTATTTGTTTTGTCGCGTGTTAAAGGTAATGAAGAACACCCTTGAATGAGCCAGCGCACCATATTGAGTTTCGATATTGGCATCAAAAACCTTGCAGTCTGTGTTTTAGGAGGGGTATTTTCAGAGGGCAAGAAAACCAAAGCCAAAGACACCGGAGCAACGGACGCTCAGGAATCGCTGCATGTTTGGGAGTGGAAGCTCATGCCATTGGTGTGTGAAGGCGAGAACTGCAAGCGCATGCGCGTGGACACGCTCAGTCAAAGAATTTTTGCAGCCATGCGGGATCTCCTGCGCAGCCTGGAGGAGCGCGGCAGCCCACCCATCTCACATGTGCTCATAGAGAATCAGCCATCACGCATCAATGGCTCCATGAAGAGCATTCAGATGATCATCTACAGCTTCTTCCAATACATGCGGTTCTTGGGGCAGCATAGCATCAAGGAAGTGGTGCTCGTGAATGCACGCTTGAAGTTGCAAGACCAGAGCGATCGGGATGCAGCTGGGGGCGGGGTTGGGGCTGGGACAGAGCAGACACTTTTGGTGCCACTGGCTGCACCAGCGAAGAGGTCAAGCAATTACAAGAAAAACAAAGACGACTCGGTTAAGCTTGTGCGCGGGTTCGTGGCAGGGGATGAGTACCTCCGTAATCATCTTGCGGCGCATAAAAAGCAAGATGACTTGTGTGATGCCATGCTGCAAGGGATGGCGTGGCTCAAAAAGAATGGCATGACGGGCGCGGTAGAGCATGTGGTGTGGGCGGGTGCGGGGGCGGACGAGGGTGATGCGGGGTGGATAGGGAATGCCGAAAATGATATAAGGGTTAAATTAAATGTTGGAGTAGAAGCGGAAGAAGAGGTGTTTTGAGACAGTGCAGTGCAGTGCGGTGCGGTTTTCTTTTTTTTGTTTTGTAAAGAGACAGGTTTCCCGAGCGGTCAAAGGGGTAAAATCTTGCTCCAGTAACTGTTAAAAGCAGTTGCTAGTCTTAGACTTAGTAAGTCTAAGGCAACACTTCCAAATTGCGGGGATCTCCTAAAGGCGAATCTACCAAGTTTGTGTGGAAACACGCAGATGGGGAAGACAAACAGACTTCCGTATGGTAAAAAGGATTCGTATGCAACAATGGACAATCCGCAGCCAAGCTCCTAAGGTCGTTATGGTAAGACTATGGAGAAGGTTCAGAGACTAGACGGTAGTGGGCCTGAGGACTGTAACCAAGTCCAGTGACGGCTTAAGGTATAGTCCTCCCAGAATGTGAAAGCATTCTGATAAGGGTGCACTTAAGATGCAATGCGAAAGCTTCAGGGGTTCGAATCCCCTACCTGTCACTTTTCACTCCGACCAAAACTTATTTTTGTATCGTTCCATTAAAGAAACCACTCCTATGTACAACGTGTTCAAGACGTTTCCAGCTACTCCAAGTCGTCTTTTTGTAAGTTCTTTTGTGGTTTTTCTGATCTTGAACCTGTTTGAGAATCTGTTGCATTATAGCATTGGGCGCGACAGTGATCAAAACAAGCTAACAGTTAAACTACCGACGCACACCGACTGGGTGCGCATGATTTTGGTCATGGTGGTGTTTGCCATTTTGCAAGGTGTATTGACGTGTTGGATGAATGGGTGTTTAAATGCGTCAAAATGATTTAAAAATAATTATACATTTTCTTCTGAACAGGAATTTCTGTTCAGAGCATCTGGTGGGGGACGGTGGACCCAGCTCCCTCAAGAGGAGCCGCCTTAGGCAGACCCGGTTCGACTCCGGGCGGATGCATTCATTTTTCATTCCATGGCAACGTTCCGCGTTTGCAACGGAAAACACGCGGTGTGTTCCCTGTCTCAAGTGTTTCGAACTCTCGGACGGCGCGGCGCCCCGACCGATGCTTTTGATGCGCTTTGGGTGGACTTGCGCTTGCCACCGGCCGTGGGCAACTGTACGCCAACATCGGTCAAGTGTTTTCGGACAACCTTCTCGATCTCGGCGTCGCTCATCACCTGCGTGTGTTGCGTATTTCCGAAAATATCGCTAATTCGGCCATTGCCGCCGACAGTGCGACAGTTTTGTACGCTTTCACCGCTTGAGCAAACTTGGGCCAAAGAAATTTACAATTTTCTTCTGGGTTCGGGTGTGCAAGGCTATCAGGAACTATGGCAGGAACATCTGAAGGGCTATCATCATGATCATAATTACCTGAAGTGGCAAAATAGTAGTCGATGCGCTCCTGAGACCGAGACCAACGCCGCACCGATTTAAGGGATTCGCACGCGTTCAAATAGAGTACAAACAAGTATTCGAGAAGGGTAAGGCAACAGATGCAAGGACCTAGTTTCTCCCTGTCGACAGATGATGAAGACGACGTGCTTGAAGTGAAGCGCAACGACTTTGGGCGTCCGAACTTTAGCATTCCGAGTCAGAACCGGCCACCGATCCTTTCGGGCTCAGGCGGCGGCGATTTTGGCGCCGACATGCTCATCAATAAGCGCAAGGTCAGCGGCGACGTCGTTTCCATGGCATCGGGCAGCGCCAGCATTTCTGCAAGCAGTAGTGAAGCTTCCAGCGAATCTGGCAGCGAGGTCGAGACAACCGATGAAGACGTTCCGGACATCCGCTCGGGTGGCCAATACGGCCACGGTGGACACCAAAATACGCCCGTCGGCTACGGCGGTGGCAATGATTACATGGGGCAGCGCATCGCCAGCGAGCGTGCGCGCGTGGAACAAGAGATGAACGAGAAGAAAGAGCTCCTTTACCAAATGGATCGTCTGGAGTCCAAGGGCTACCGCCTGCCCAAGAAATTTACCATGCAGTCCGATCTGGAGGAGATGCGCTCTGAATATCACCGTATTCTACGCGAAAAAGAAGTGGATGCCAGCATTCGCTTCCAGCGCAAGATGCTGATGGCCTGCGTGACGGGTATCGAGTTCCTGAACACACGCTTCGACCCCTTCGACGTTCATCTGGACGGTTGGTCGGAGCAAGTCCATGAGAACATTACGGATTATGACGACATTTTTGAAGAACTCCACGAGAAATACAAGAACTCCGGCCGCAAGATGGCGCCCGAGCTGCGCCTCCTCATGTCCCTGTCCGGCAGCGCGTTCATGTTCCATCTGACCAACAGCATGTTCAAGCAATCGCCGCTGCCCTCGGTTGAAGCCGTGCTCCGTTCGAACCCCGAGCTCTTCCGGCAATTCCAGCAGACCGCTGCACAAAGCTATGCCGGACAGGCGGGCGGTGGTGCCGGTGCGGCGATGGCGGGCATGGCAGGCATGATGGGTGGTCAGGGGCGCCCGGGAGGCGGCGCCGCGGGCATGGGCACAAGCGCACCGAGTGGCGGCCTATTTGGCATGATGGGCAATCTGTTTGGAAATATGAACGCACCCTCCGCCCAGGCGCCGCAGGCGACAGCCGCGCAAAAGACGAACATCGACTCCATCATCAATGACATTCATCGCGATATCATTGCACCCACCAACCAAACGGCCGTGCCATCGGCGCAAACTGCGTCCCAGGCCGCTGCTCAGGCGGCGGCGAACCGCATTGAGACCATGTCGATCAGCGACGAAGAAATAACATCTATAATTGAAGATACTGCCGACATGGCTGGCATCCTCTCGAACGGTCCCTCCAGAACCGCCGGTCGCCGCCGCGGCGGAAGCGTTGCAAGTGGCGGTGCCAGCGTCGCTGGCCGTGCGAATGCAGCAAGTCGTGCAAATGCAGAAAAAAGAACACTGAACCTCTAAATGCTCATGAGCTCATGCTTACTTTTTCAGCGCCTTGGCGAATGAGCCAGGTAGCGTCGGGATCTTCTTGATGGATTGTACCGGGCGGTTCACAACGTCCGAGCCGATCACCGAGGCCTTCGCGCCGACATTTTGCACCGTCATAGCGACCGAGTTGATCAGGTTGGTGGTCAGCAGCAGCAGCACCACACCCACCACAATGATCACGATCTCCAGCAGCGACCACCAGTAAAGCACATCGCGACGGTACTCCTCCGAGCACTTGCACTTCTCCGACATCATGTAGCGGGCATAGCTGAACGCCAGCACGAAGAACACAATGTTCACCAGGCCGAACAGGAAGGTGATGGCACCCATCAGCCATAGACCCGCCTCACCCAGCTTCTCAAACACCGCCTTGGGCGAGAAGAAGTTGAACAGGACGATGTAGGCGATCGCGGCCAGCGGGAAGAACTTGATGAAGTCGCGGTACTTGTGGCTCGAGCACTCACAGCCAATCTTCTCAAGTTTGTCGATGTAAGTGTACGTTAGGCCGTACAGAGAGATGAAGATGACATTCAGGATGACTTGGAGAACATAACCGTACTCCATTTCGGGCAATTGACAAAATAAGGTTCTATTCATAGCTCAGAGAATATTTTTCTCGCGCACCGCTTTTCCGTCCGAACGGTGTTCCGGCGCCACGTAAGCCAACTTCAGAAAGTCGAAAATGTCCTTTTCAGTATGCATCACAGGCGGCTGCGCAGCGTCGCTGGTCGGCTTCATCGTGTGCTCGTTCATGGTGTAGCCCATACCCAACGCATGCTTGCGCATGGCCATGTTGAACTTGTCAGAGCCCGTGAAATACAGCACCGCATACGGATACTCATGCGCGCCCGTCATGAGGATGTCTAGGCGCCGGCCGGCGGCGTTCGGCTCCTGCAATTTGCAGATACCCATGAACTTGGTAGGTCCCTTCGCGAGCGCCTCGACCAGATAGCCATCCGCTGTCAGACGCGTCACCAAATTGTTGAATGCGGCTTTCTTCTGGCTCTCCCCCACCGAGTCTGGGAGGGTCACCAGCATGTCAATGTCTCCACTGTCAGTGGCGCCGCGGCGATAGCTGCCGACAATTTCCGCCACGAACTCGGGGTGCGCAGCGCGGATCGCCTTCATCAACAGGGTCTTGTGGCTCTCCATTTCCGTGCGCGGGATGCGTGCGTTAATATCCTCGTAATACTTCAGTCCAACCGCCTGTTTATCGTTCAGAATGCTCGGGTCGCTCGCGTACAGCTCGCGAAGGTGGGCGATGCTCTTCACGTGGTGGTCGGTGATAAGCGCTGCTGCCTTCACGGGGCCGACGCCGTAGATCTTCAGCAGCGCCTCGCGGATATTGACCGTCACGTCGGCCTTGACAACCTCGGCCGCCTTCAGCTGACCCGTCTCCAAGATTTCTTTTATCTTGTCGCGAATGCTCGCACCCACCCCTGGAATGTTCGCGATGTCGCTCATCTCGCGAACCGCCCCCTCATAGGCACGCAGCTCCGAGATCACCTTGGCGTACGCGCGTGCCTTGAATACATTCTTGTCCTGCGTCTCCTTTTTCCGCAGAACGTCCAGCGCTTCGATGATGTACTGTTTGTGATCCATTGCGGCTAAATTATCCTGACAAGTATTTTGCGGTCAGTTTTTCGCAAAGGTGTTCGCGTGTATTTACAATTACTGCTCGCGAAGGCAAAAACGAGTATGAACCACTAGGCTCTCAGGCTCTCTTTCAAATCCAGCATTTTAAATTTGGCATTCTTGGGCCAGACTTGGCTCTTCTCCACCCATTGGCTTAGCCATTCATCGCTGACGTCAATGCATTTGCTCGTGCGAACACAAATGAGCAGCGCGTCCAATATGCATTCTAATACGCGCAGATCGACATCCGGCGAACCCGCACTCGCCTGCAAGCTGTCGCTGATGCGCTCAAAGACATGCTCGAATCTTGGCTCGACCAAATGGCTGGTCATCAACGCCAATACGGCTCTCAGCGTCCCCTGCGACTTCTTCTTCCATTTGACGTAATCGCAAAAATCGTCATATTCCGCTGTATGGCAAAGGATGCTCGGTGGAGGAATCCAGCCCTGATCGTCCAGGAACGTGCAGCAATTGTTCGTCAAAAGCGCATCAAATTCTGAGAGACTGGTGGGTGACACCAGAAGTGCACGGACGTTGTTGAGTACCATGACAAACAGTGGCTGGAAATCTGGCTGCTTATACATCATGTCCCAGGTGATGGAAATGTAGTGCTGTAGATAGTCGATGTAAAAGGAAGTGCGCAGCGATCGGATGATGGACTCAACATTTGTTTTGGATAGTTTGTTGAGGTGGCTGAGGATGTCTTTGCACACCATGTCCTCGCGGGAAAGCTCACGCACCCCGATGCGCGGGCGCTGCTCCATCGTACGGCGCGAATGAGTCGACGATGCGTTATGGTTGGATTTCACTGGATGCTGGAATTTCGCATTTGCTGCTGCAGTGAGACATGAATGCTTCGCCCGTAGCTCGTCATAGGCTGACCGAAACTGCTGAACAACTTTGGACTTGGCGCCTGCAAATGCGGCCCTTGCTTGGAGGAAGACGTCCAAAGGGATCACCGTGCAGCTTGACGGAGCTTGAAAGTCATCCATATAAGAGAACAACTTAATTTATAGGATAGAAATAGCTTTATATCCAGACGCGCGACGCTATGGTTTTATGTCGATATGAAACAATACCGTCCGGAGAATATCTTCCGAGAGGCGAAGGTTATGACGAGGACAATGATATGTACCTGAGGGTGCTTTTGCATGTTTACCAAAGCGTCGATGTCGAACGCACGGTCATCATCACGGCTTCCGATAGAGATAGCCATGTCCTCGGCGAACACCTGACTCAAGATGACCACAATGTAAGCATCCTTCTAGAAGAGCGCTTGTTTGATACCCGAGGCTACCACGACCACCTACGGGAGTTTTGCTCAAGAGCGACGCGTGTGCTGATTATGTCTTATCCGTGCTACCGATTCTTGCGCGACCACCAACAACTTCCCGCCGTCGCGGAATCACATGACTTTATCGTGTTCTTCGACGTGGATGTGAACATTTCGCGAGAAGTCTATTCACAAATGACCCGATTGCATACACGCGGCTATACACCCACGTCGCTCAAATATCGCGCACTGTATCTTTTGAGTTAGGTTTGGTATTTTTATCGAGCTATAAGATTAGAAATAGATGGCGTTCAAGATTGATAAGACATCCACACTTCAAGCGCTTATGCTGATTGGGATTCTGGTACTGTGCCTGATGATTATCCTGTACCTCACCAACGTGCTCGGCGGCGAGAAATCCTTTTTCGCATACCTGTTCCCTGGACTGAAAGAGCGCTTTAGTGGTGGCGAGCCCATGCGCATCATTTTCTACTCGATGAACTCATGCCCCCACTGCAAGAAGTTCCAACCCGAGTGGGAAAAGCTCGTGGCGCGCGTTGCAGACGAGGGTGTCGTGACCCAGAAATTCACCGTGGATGACGACCGCGAAGAGGTCGAGAAGGCCAAGGTTGATGGTTTCCCGACCATTCGCATCCACGTGAACGGAAAGGAAATTGAATATGAGGGCGAGCGCACGGCAGATGCCATTTGGGCTTTCGCCAAAAACCTCAAAAATTGAGCGCGTGGTGTCATCTCCATTTAACCAGATACACACAGTGCATTACATTGCGTTAGTTATTTTTCCAAAATGAGTATGAATCGGATCCACACCATTCACAACAAAACACAAGAAGTCCCTGAGAGCGAACTGCCCTACAATCCAAAGAATGTCCTGTTGGGTGCCGCCGATTTGAAGAAGCTGTTTGACGCAAATGGTCTTCGGGACGTCCAGTTTCATAATCTCAATCTGTACCGAAATGCCTTTGTGCACCGGTCTTACTGCACCATGAAAAACGCGGATTTTGAGACTGGGAACGAACGCTGTCCACCGTCATGTCTCCCGCTACAGGAAATGTCGTACGAACGCCTGGAATTTCTCGGGGATGCCATTCTCGGCATGGTCGTCGCGCGCTACCTCTATGAGCGATATCCAGATCAGCCGGAAGGTTTCCTGTCCAAAATGCGCACCAAAATCGTAAATGGAAAGATGCTGGGCTTCCTTGCGGACAAGATCGGTCTCTCAAAGTTTGCCATCCTCTCCAAGCAGATTGAGGACATCGGGGGTCGGACAAATTACAAGATCATGGAAGACATGTTCGAGGCCTTCATCGGAGCCATCGCCATGGATTTCCAGGGGGAGGAGGATACCATGGAGCCACCTGCTCGCATACGCGAGGCGGGGGTCATCGAGTTCATGACCGGCGCTGGCTACCATATGGCTGAGCTTTGGATCATCACCATCCTTGAGAAATACCTCGACTTTGCGGAGCTTGTTCACAGTCGCACGAATTACAAGGACATGCTCGTCCGGTATATGCAACACACGTACCAAGATAGCCCACGGTTCTTTGAAGTCAGCGTCCATCATATGGCAGGTCAAAAAGAATTCACCTACTGCGTCAAAGACAAGAATCAGGCGATCCTTGGCCGGGCATCCGGTGCCTCCAAGAAGGATGCTGAGAACAA